CCGGCAATGATAAATCCACTCATAAAGTTATTGAGCCGTTTATGATAACATCCCTTACAATCCTTGGAACGATATTTGGGATCGTTTCTGCTACATTGCTTTCGACTGATCACATTCCCTCCGGTTTATTTGTGCCAACAAATCAGTAGAACCGACCGCGAGAACGGGAGCGGCTACGGTCAAGTAATTGGCGCGGCGGCTCACCTCAACGTTATACGGCGGTTATACGGCTTCGCCCTTTTTCACCTTCTCAAGCAAGCTGGCCATAAACTTTAGTCCCCGTATCAGGGCTATGATGATTTGTTTTTCAGTTGCGGTCATTTGTTCGGGTCCTTTATTGTCTGCCGGAACCATTCAGGTGAGTGCTCTTTCTTGGACTTCTCGCGCAAGGCGTTAATGTAGCGCTGTCTCTCGATCTCCCGCTGTGCGTATTTTTTTAGCCTTTGCCGGCGCTCTGCCCCTTCTTTCTCGGGAGGGTACATAATCAAATATGTGATCTTCCGGTATACCCAACGGCATAACCAAGACAGGAAGAGCATCAGTGCATACCCAACAACATAGCTCGCGCCAAATAAAAGGTATGTGTTCATCCCAGTTTCAATTTCCCTTCCGGTGCCAGCAACCCCCCGCAATCCCGACATTCCAAAACCCCTGACCCGGCAGAAGGATCAGGCGGCGGCGGTTCCCATCCCCAACCGGCAAACGGCTCTTTCAATCGGAGCATTCCGGGATGTGCCTGTTTGTCCGGGTCGAACTGTTCCGTGGTTTCAAAGTGGCAGGCACCGCACAACGGGCACATGATGTCCAGGGCTTCCCGCTTGACCCCGTAAAATCCCTCATCGTCTTCAACAATGTCATACCCTGCCGGAATGTTTTTTTCTGCAAGCGTCCGGGTTTTGTATTTTCCCCGGGCGCTGAAATAGATGTCTTCGGTCATTTTTTTGCGTCATGCCTTTTTGTAGCCGACCATGACGCCTGTTTTACTTGGTGCCATGGGATAAGCAGTTTTTTGCCGTCTCGTTCAATCCGCAGGCCAGGCGTTGACAATGGCATAAGTTCGGACGAATAGCACCGTGGGTCTGCACCCAACCAGGAATCCGTGTACTCATTGCAATCAAGGTCGGTATATTCAACAACGTACAGATGGTCGAGCACGTCACCTCTTATTATGTCCGTCATTTCCCACCTGCCTTGTCTGCCAAGCTTTCTGCAAACTGTTCCATAAATCTTGAGTTGGTTTCATCCAGAGTGTTCGGGATTTCGGTATTGCCTGTAGCGGCAACGGATTCAAACGAATAGTCATCTTCCAGATTAAACGCCTGGCCTTCCGGCGGTTTTGCACGAAACAGGGAATCGTATCCTTCACGCTTTGTCCGAAAAACCAGAAACCCGCCCAGGGCGACACCGGACAAGGTACAGAGCCACGCCAGTATGTATGCCAGCATCAATTCCATATTATACGGTCGCCAATGCTACAGACCCGACGTTTTCAACAATGGTGCCGTTCCCGGAGGAATCTATCCAGAGAACGATACACTCTTTCCCCGCGTTCAACGTGACCTTGTTGTTTGTGCCGTCAAACGTACCGGACGCGGCGGTAACGGTATGTGCTGCTGTCCCGGATGCACTGGTGTCTTTGATGATCAAGAATCCCGGGTGATCGGCCAGGTCGGCAATCGTCGCAGCAATCACAACCGTCGCGTGGTTAAGTTCGACGCTGTTCTTGCCTGCTGTTACGGCCCCTGATTCAGTCAATTCCTGAACTCCAGCCCGAATGCTGTCTGCATATGCCTTGATACTCTGCTGTGTTGCCAGGGACCTGTCGTCGTCTGAGGACCCAGGATACAATGTCCTCAGACGACGAATTGTATCCTGGTCCAGAATTGGGTAATTGGCGTTTGCCCCGACCGTTACTGCTTTATCTGCCATAATTATATCTCCGTCATTATCGGCTTCCCGTGGTCAATGTCCTGCTCCCACGTTCGTTCCGTCATTATTGTGTGTACCAACCCCGCCAGAATCCCGGCAGCCGGGTAATCAAAAACTTTGCCCTTGTCAATAATATCGGGCTGTATGGCTTCCACCCGGGCGATTAGGTCCTGGAATTGTGAGATAGCCACGGTCTTTTGTTCTTTCGCCCGTTTGAGCTGCCACATATACAAGGGGAAAACATTGGGCTCATACCAATCCGCAGGTTCGCGAATATAAAACCCCCGGCCAGCACCCATCTTTTTTTCCAGCTGAACGCTTGTCTCGGCCACCAGGGCGGTATACCGTTCCGGATCAGCCACCCAATCAGGCAATATCCCACCGAACTCCCCATACCGATATCGCTTCCGGGTCATGATCACATCTTCCACAAGGTCATAGACCGACTGGTGTTCCCGGAACTCCAAAATCCGGACACGGCCCTTGTCCACACCGGCGATGATCATGCACCCGGGCTCCATGGCAGTCGGCCAACCGATCGCCCCGGATATGGCCGAGTATTTGTTGCCTGTTCTCAAATCGTGTATTATCGATGGTTTGAGTTCCCGCATTTTGCCCGTGACCTCGGCCCAGTCGTGCCGGGCCTGGCGTGTTTCTGAGTTGTATGAGTCGTGGATGAGCTCGATCATGCCCAGACTCCCCCGCCGAAGAAGCCTGCACCGGTGTCATGGAAAGCCAGGCAAAGAGCGTCCAGCCTGTTTGGAGACGGTACGCCCCTGGCCCTCATCTTGAGTTTTGATTCAACCAGGATTTTCCCGGACCCGGTTGTCTCCCGTTTGGGTCTGCTGATTTCTGATATCAGGTCCGGATCATTTGGGATACTGATCAGCTGGTCCTCTGGGTGCTCTGCTATCCCACACACCACCTCATATGTTTTTTCAAACCGCCGTCGGAGCTTCCACATGTTCATGGCCCGGACATTGGCGAACAGGTCTTTGTTTTTTCGCTCAGTGCCCTCATAGTTGCCGGGCAGCTCAGTGGATGAATTGTGGACACCAAGATACGGGAGCATCTCTTTGGACCCACGGGCCAGGCTATTCAATTCACCCTTTATACCGGCACCCACGCCTGTGGCATCGTACACCAACATCTGTGCTTTCTTTTCCAGAGATTCCCGCCTGGCTTCCCTGGCTGTCTCGGTTGTGTCACCCACATGCCAATGTTTGCAGCTGAGTACCCGGACCCCATGACGGAATACCATGGCCTTTCCGTCCTTGCCTTCATCGTCCGGATCAAGACCGGCCTGGATGATACCTGACGGTGTGACCAAAAAATCAACAGCCGCCTTCACCCAGATGGACGGAATAAAGATCCCCTCAACCGCTGCGGCATAATCCCTGTCAATTTCCTGTGCAAATATATGTTCAAGGCCCTCGGCCCTGGCTTTCTGCTTCCTCTTGTCGTACCATTCCTGAGTTTTTCGGGGATCATCGCGCCAGTCATGCACAAACACCCTGACTTCACCGGAGAACCGCCTGCGGTGAAAGACATTGCCTTCACCATTAACTGATGAGATATCAACAGCAACGTCGGTATTTTCTGAAAGAGCAGCCTCTATCTTTTCGGGTCTTTCGTAATGTGCGCTCTCGTCCTTGAAATAGATGGTTGTCCGGCCGCCACGCCCGATATTATCCCCAGCCTCACCAATGATCGCGCTGCCGTTGTATGGGTGCAGGATCTTGAGGAACCCGGCATGTTTGCGCTCGTTGTAATCATCCGGCCGGAACTCTTTGGGCAGATTGCGGATCAGTATCCGGACCTTTTCCATAATTGAGTCACTGACGCCTATCCGGTCAACCAGGTCCTCTTTCCGGGACCCGAACCCGATAGCCTGGCCATGATGGAACAGCCAACGATGCGTGGACCAGGCGCAGGAACACCAGGTATACCCACCGTCGCGGGCCTTCTCTACCAGCCCGTTTTCCCGGTCGTTTACCAATCCATCCAGCCATTCAACATATTCTTTTTGTTTGGGGAAAAGCAAAAATGGCATAGTGGGAGTTTTTTGCCGGGGATCATACGTCACCATCCAGTCCTCAATGAAATTAATGGGATGATCGACGTAAAAGACGTTGAGGGCGGCCAGGGTCTCTCCTGACTTGTCCATCCGGATATCCCGGAGTGCTTTTAATCTGCGCTGGTATGCAGCGTTGTAGTCTCTACCCCAGGACATTTTTGTAAACCTCCGCTGCTTTGTCGGAGTCTATGTCTATTTGATCTGGGATGGATGATGGATTGATGTGGAGGGTGTCGGGGGCTTTGCCTTCAGTGCGGTCGAAAAATTCCTTGATAGCCTGTACGTTGCCGCTTCGCGCCTCATCGAACAATGTCTTGAGCAAAATGGATCTTTGCTTGGATGACCTTTGTTTCCGGATGGAATATGCTTCATTCTCAATATCCTGCATATCATCCGGGGAGAAGTGACGATACATGGTCCCAACAGCGATGCCGAGGATTTCCTTGGCATACGCCTGACGCGCAGGAAAGTCGTTCTCAGGATTCCCGAGATAGTCAAGCAGTTTGCGCCTGTGTCGTTCCCTGGCGTTCAAATCCTCACCTTTCCTTCTCCGATTAGCAAAACTTTATTCACTCCTGACAGCTGAAACTCGTGCAGCCTGCGTAGCGCTCAAATCAATCAAATATTCCTGCACAAATAATTTTTGTTTTTTTGTTTTAGGCATCATCAACCCGACGGCCGCCGATTAAAACGCTATGGCGCTGAAGGGTGGCTTCGTGCTTATCCGTGATTTTCTCCAAATCCCTGATATCCCGCTCGGTTGCGTCTTTATCTGCAAACCGCTGGTGTAGCGTCTCCCGGCAATCCGATTGTCGGTCTGAAAAAGATTTGATGGTCTCTATTATGTCATCAAGCTGCTTTTTTGCAAAGTACCCGACAACGGTGATTAGCAAGGCAATTATGCTGAATCCTATTGAAATTAAAACAGCTTCTATTGTCAAGCTGCTTGTTTCTGGAAAGGCTGTGGCTTGATTGGATTGTATCTCTGACGCGGTGGCAATTGCTGTGTTGAAAAGGGAAGTATAAAAAATCAATGTTAAGCCTTTGCCTCTTGGTGTTGTGCTTTGTGCTGAGTTTATGACCACGAAACCCGTGGGCGGCAGCGTGGATTTTACCACCCACAGACCCCGTAGTACAAAGTCAAGGAAATCGCGCTAACTACATGAAAATAAACCCACCAACTAACTAATTGATCATGAAACCGTCTCTCACTAAACCAAACTTCAACTACATTAAGGAGATGCTACTTGTGTTGCCTATGTTTGTGTTTCCATAAGTGGATACACAAAAGGAACAATGAGATAGCAATAACTTATTTGGGAAACTATTTCAACCCATTTTTTTGTAACTTTTTTTAAGAAACTTGTTTAAATCTCTTGACCTTGTACCTGATAGGTACTATATTAAACCCATGATCACCGAGGAATTAACAACAAAACTAAAACAAGGAGATAAAATCATGGAAAAAAAGATTGTTGTAAAAATTGAAAATGAAGAAAAAATTGCTCCGTTGTATTTGCAGTATGACGGCCAGATTAATCCGCAGTCTGCTTATATAGAGATTGATCCGCGCGGTGAGGAGATTGAAGTTAGTGCCGAAATTAATCACAATATAGGCACCAGTTGCTCCCAAGATCAATTCATGGGTGTTGTATGGACTATCCCATGTAACCCGTACGTCTCAGGAAAAGATCTTGCCGATTATTTGGAGTCAGAAGACTTCAGGGCAAAAGTCACAGAGTTGTGCGCCGATTACACCTGTGAATGGGATGGTTCAAACTGGAAAGGTTCCTGGGGCGACGACATGCACAATATCTCTGAATCAATCTATATGGATTTACTTTCATTGGATGGCGTTGAGGTTTTCAGCGGCGACGAGTGGATTGAAGACAGCATCACATATTATAACGACGAAGGGGAAGAAGTGAATTATTCCCACGAGGCCACAAAAGCCATCTATGACAAACAAAACGAGAATATTGAGGTTGTAAAAGAAAATATTGAAGCCATCGCCAAGGACTCTGAAAAATATATTGACCAAAGTTGTCAATTGGTAGAGGGCATTGAAGAAGCTCTTATGGAAATAATTGAGGAGCTTGAATACAACAAGGAATAAGGCCGGAACATAATCAGATAGCCACCAAACGCCCCGGCATAAAACCCGGGGCATAACTTTAAAAAGGAATATATGGAGATCAACCCCAAACAGGCCCGGGAAAACCTGGGCTTAAATCAAACCCAAATGGCCGAGGCAATGGGTGTCCACCGCAATACTTGGCTAAAGTGGGAACGAGGAGAGCAGCAAATATCCGCTGCACCGGCAAGGCTCATCCAAGTATTTTTGTGGCTTAACTCAAAAAACATGCTTAATTCATTTTTAAAGGAAGAGAAAATATACTATCATGGAAAATAATAACCCCCTCGAAATAACGGGCGAGAATATAAGAGATTATATGTTGCGCGATGATTTTAAGTTTAGCGAATTATTATCATCGTTGAGGAAATGTCATTTCCTTCTATTAACAAATGGCAACATCCTTGTCGGATGCTCTTTTATACAATCAAACATGAATGAGGATAACTCTGGTGTAATTTTTAAAAAATTCAAGATAAGTGTTCAGCAAACGTCCGAAAAAAAAGTTGATAAAGCTATTTTGTTAACTTCTGATGGAAAATATTCTATAGAATTTAAAATTGTTAAATGGGCGTCAAGCTTGGAAGACAAAACCTTAAAAGTGTTTCTCGATAATCAATATGTATGTGCTGGTGACACTTTGGTTTTTGAGGAGTTTAGTTTTGGTTTCAAGTGCGCAATATAATTTTTAGTTTTAAATACGCCATTAACATTTCAAAAAGGGAGTTACAGCCTCACAACTTAGAGGCATACATTCAAGGCGTTTTGTAGATCCCCTTTCCTTCATCGCCTCGGTTTTTGTGGCCGGGGCCATTTCAATCTTTTTCTTTCGTAAACTCTCTCCTTTCCGTTTTTAACGATCCCGAGACCTGACACCTGGCCCAAGTATGATTTGCGAAATATGGCTATATCCTGTTCGATATAACCACCATTTCTCTTTTGGGCATTGATTTAGATTTGATATTCCCTTTTTTGCGATCAAACAGGTTGAATCTCGTAGGAATGAACAGTATTGATCGTGCAGGCAAAATTTATTAGGTGCTGATAGTGGCGTGGCCGTGTCAACAAGTTCGGGCTCCGGGGATTCTGGGGATTCTGGGGATTCTGGGGATTCTGGGGATTCTTCTGGCGTCGTGGCCTCCTGGCTTGGTGGAATAGACTCACATTCCTGATCATGGGCTTGATCATGGGCCTGGGTGGTAATTAATCCCCTGTCCTGCAATTGCTCTGCAAACCATTGCTTAAGATCAACGCCCTGTTCAAACGCTTCCCCAGGATCTTTGCCTTTCGGGACTGTACACGTTTGTGCCGTGGCATACTGTTCCTTCCACCACCCGGACTCTTTCTGCCCTGCCGGGTCATTATCCAGCCCCAGGAGGATTGCGCCTGCGTCCATGAGGTCCAGGTGTGTTTTTTTGTCCGGCCTGGTGGAGGAGTTCCCGATTGCTTTGACAGTAGCCTGGTGTCCGAACTCCTGCCATGTCAACCAGCCGTCCAGCTCCCCCTCTGTGACGTATATTATTTTGTCTATTGCCCTATTTCTGTCTGCTTTGTCAATTTTTTGCTCTGCCGGGTCAACTTGGATATGGGCCGGAAAGGAGAAGAAGTCCGTGGAAGACCCGGCAACGAGAATGTACCTATCCGATGATATGGGTTGGTCCTGACGAATCCGCAGGCGCAATAATCCGCTTTCCGGATGAAAGTATGGGATAATGAGCCCCCTGGGTATCCAGATATTTTTTTGTGCGGATGGAAGCCCCCAGGTCGCCGGGTCAAAGGTTATGGCCGTGTCAATCAAACCGATTCGGGCTTTCTTGATTGTATTGATATTCAAGCCGCGACTGTATAGATATTCCCGATAGGGTTTTCCTATACTCGACATCAATCGCTTGAAGGCTGCAAAGGCAACGGCCTCCCCTTTAGCCTGCCAGGTTGGGTTTGGAATTGTTGTGTCCCTGGGTGCCCACACTGTTTTTTCAATGAGAAATGTTTTTTTAAAGTGCTGAGGTGTCTGGCCCAGTGCGGCGCAGGCATCTTTGTATGACATGCCGTGGAAATCCCGGTAAAACTGTATGGCGTCACCGGACCGCTTGCACCCACGACAAACATAATGGTCCCGTTGCGGATGAATTGAAAGACGGTCATGCCCTCCGCAAAATGGACACGGTCCTTTGTACTCACCCCCGGCAGTAGCCGCTTTTTTCTGATATGTGTGACCGGTTTCCGAAATGATATCTAATATGCTCATAGGCCTTTAAAACCTCCCTTTTTTCAAAAACACCCCAAATTCACCCCAAATAAACCAATTTTCTCACCAATTGCCGTAAAAAAAACACATTCCAACCACTTTTTCACCAAATTTTCACCACTGCTGATTTTAAATGTTCTTTGTTTTCAGACAGTTATAGCAAAAGTGGTGAGAATTTGGGGCAAATTTAGTCGAAGCATTATACAGGTGTGTGTGCGTGCGTGCACATGCGTATGCGTGCGCGCATATACACGTTATGCGTTGCGGGTGCATATACACACCAGCGCTATGCGCTTTATATAGTATATACATATACTTATATATATTTTAGTGGTGATAATAGGTATATATATGGTTAAAATAGGTCTTATACTGGTGATAATATCATTATTTTTTGGTGATTTTTTTGAGGTTTGGTGTGTTTTTGAGATTTGATTATAGTATTTTTCCATTATATCTATAGCCATTATCTATAATACCTATCAATATTTTGTTTATTTCAATAATTCTGAAGTTTATAATTTCTAAAATTTTGATTGAAGTCACACAAAAAAACCCCAACTATTTTTTTTAGCCGGGGTTTTTGACATGGTTTTTTTGACACGGGTCTTTAGATGCTACACGGCTTGTCTGGATCATGCCAAGAGCCACATTTTTTGCAGAATGGCTTGACATGTTCAATCGGCTTGTCTATGTCCGCGTCTCTCCAATCTGGCCACGCCCTTGATAAATTTTTATCCTGCTTGGCCTGCAATGCTGCAATCACATCGTCAACATTGTCAGCAGTTCTCAAGGCCCCTTCAAATCCAAGGATCAATACATCAATCCACTCCTCCAAGTCTCCTGGATTGTCCCGGATCTCGTCGAGTTCCCCTTTGATGTGTGCGGTGAGTCCTGCATCCCGAGGGCCAGGGCCGAACACGCGCAGGAACCAGTCCTTTTGCTTTGATAAGTAATTCTTGAGGGAGAATTGACTGTCCCGGCTATCCCTTTCCATTATGAATTGTTTTGTATATACAACGTCGTCAAGTCGTTCTTGGTAGGCGTCCATGAGCGGATCGCGCCCGTTGTGTGTTTGTAATGGATGTCCGTATTTTTCGATGCCGAGTTGCCGCCGGGATTCCAAGTCTTTGATCAATTCGGGGAAAACCTCGTCAATGCCAACTGTTGACATGGGCTCCGGTGTTGCTGCTGGTCTTGTCTCTGTAATTTTTTTGTTTTTCATGGTTTTACCTTTTCTGTGTTTCGATTCGGTTTCATAGTAATATCCACACCTGCCTCTATGAACATACTTAATGCCTCTTCAATCTTATCTTCCCATCTCATATTTTGTTCTTTTGTTGGGTGTATTGTTACAACCCGTTTAATACCGGATTGAATGATCATACCTGCGCATTGTGGGCAAGGCGGCATGGGAACCACATAGATTGAGCACCCGGTAAGATTCTGTTTTGCGAAAAGCAAGGCATTGGCTTCTGCGTGTAAAACTCTTCTATACTTCACTTCGCGATTGCTGTATTTTTCAGGAGAATCGCTGCAACCCCTGGGGAAGCCATTGAATCCCAGGGAAATTACCCGGTTTTTATTATCCGTAATAACAGCCCCGACCTTGGTCGATGGGTCTTTGCTCCAGGTGCTTACCATAAACGCCATTTCGATAAATCTATTGTCCCATTTTTTCATATACCTGTCCCCTCAAAACCGTCATTCAGGGCCACACCGCGATACGTCCAGACACCGCCTGACGCCTTTTGCTCTCCAAGCTTTCGCTTAATCGATGTGTTGAAATTTTTCTGGTTCAACGGCTTGTACCCTGACTCTTTGCACCATTCCTGGTATTGCGCATAAAGCACTTTTGCCTTCACCCGCATTGATATGCTTTTCTTTGCCGCATCGCTCAAATCGACAATGCAACGCTCCTGTAAAAACGTGCGGATAATATCCTCATTCTCCCGATATATGCTTTTTGCCGTTGTCAGTTTCTTGGGGATGGCGAATCCGTGCTTCTGCCAAAGCTGTGTGCCCTCGACAAGCCACCGCAGAATGCCAGGCAACTCTTGACTCAGCGTATTTTCCAACTCTCCATCTTTTTGTCGCTCCCAAGATTTTTGCGGGTTTTCGACAAATGAAAGATTAAACGGGATCAACATCACGCGCGTCCAGAAGGCGTCGTCGTCCGGGTCAATCCGGGGCAGTGGGTTTGTCAATGTGAAAAGCGTGTGAGAGGGCGTGAACACAGACTCTTTCCGGTCAAACGGGTTCCTGGCCGTGATCGTATCCCCGCCGGACAAACTCTTGACAACGGAGGTGTCGAGGCTGTCCTGGCGCTGTGCTTCACTGGTCCATACAAGCCGCGCCCCCCGAAACTTCATCAGGCCGGAATTTGGCCCTGAGTTTTTTTGCTGAATCCCCTGCATCAGCATTTGAGTTGATGCCTTGTAGGCCATGTCGCCCAGGATAAGTTTCATTGTCTCAACGATCGTGCCCTTGCCGTTCCTACCATGGTCGCCCCAAAGTATCGGGTAGATGTGTTCCGTTCTGAGCCCGGTTATCGAGTATCCCAGGAGCCGTTGAAGAAAGTCTACAACCTCCTGATCCCCTTCAAAAATTTCAGACAAGAAGGACTTCCAACGCGGACAGGTCGCATTGTCATCCCATTTGACCGGGCAGACGGTTTTGATGTAATCCTCAGGGCGACCATCCCGCCGCTTCCCTGTTTTCAAATTGATTACGCCGTTTTTACAGCCCAACAGCCACGGGTTTTGATCCCACCCATCTCCCACATAGCCCAAGGAGTTCACGCCCCTGGAAGATATTTTTAAAACGTTTTCGCGCCGTTTTAATGTTAACAGTGATTGCTCTCTGTCTTTTAGCCGCTTGATTTTGATTTTTAAGTCTTTTTCCACCTGTTCGCGCCTCTCCTGTGATAGTTTTGAGTTCAGGGCTAATTGATCCAGGCGATACTCCTCCTTTTTTCGTTGTTCGTAATAGAGCGCAACAACGTCATTAACCAACCAGAATATTTCTAATTGCTCGTCCTCGCGCCAATAATGATCATTCCAATAATGCCAGGCCGCACGCTTGCTTACGCGATGATCGTGAAGCCGCAGTCCTTTGAATAGATTAATAACCAACGTCGCATCACCAATCTCATTTTCCTCCAGGGCCTTATAAATGTCCTTTTCGGGAAAGAGCCCCTCGGGTAGCTCCTCGGGTTTGTACTCATAATCGACAAGCTTTAACGGAGCTTGCCCGGGTAACGCATCAACCCCTTTATTGAAATCCTCCTTTGATATTCCAGGGGCTTGTTTTCGCCCTGGTGGCGGTGACTCTGTTGCCTGTTCCGGGCCTTGTCCATGGCCTTGCACATCTTCGCTGATCTTGTTGCCAAGGCTCTTGCGGTTTTTATTATTATTGCTCATATTTTTGAAAACTCCATTTTGCCCCCAGGTTGCCGGTCTTGCCAGAACCGCAGAAGGGTTAAATAAATGTGCTTCTGGCAAAAACTTCGATCCGGGCATGGCCAAACCGAGACCCCAAATCGTTGTGACATGGCGACCAGGGAGCGATACACGGACTTCGGCCTCATCTGCGTTATTGGCGGCGGGGATTGGAAAATAGCCCGTAGGTCCCCCTCGATAACGATCTCGGAATGATCGAATTCGGCCATCCTGGATAGCTCACGTTCAAACCTATCCCGGCCACGGCCCAGAGTCTGGAAAAGATCGGGCAAATTCTTTCGCTCTATACAGATAGAGTGTGAGCAATCCGGCGTTGACATGGACTCAATCGAATAATCCCCTGTTTTCAGGGACGCGAATTCATATGTAAAATTCGGGAAATCCGGGTCGCCGACGCAATCAAACAACACAGGTTGCTGCTCCCGTGTGTCTATTAATATGACCATGGGGGGAGTGGTTTTCATTCTGCGAACAAGCCCTCCCAGGTATCCGCTGCCGCTTGGCCGGATTGACAATGCCTGGTCAGATCCTGATGTCCACCACGCTCAAAATAGTCGATAATATCAATTAGCGTTTTTATGACGGTTTCGCTTACATGGGAGTGGTTGCCTGGACCTTCGAGGAACCCGAGACAAAAAGAGCTCATGGCCGGGGCCTGGAACTCCTCATCACATGGACCAATCGCATATTTGAGCTTGTCGATGTTTTTTTCAATGGCATGGATGTCTATCTTACTGGGATGAAGACCGGTTTTTGCAATGTCCTTGTCAACGGCCTTGCGCAGTTTTAAATACAGGCCGCGTAATCTGCCGTTTGGGATTGCGTTGTCGTCTAATTCCTTGTCGGCAATGGACCGGATGAAGGCCAGTTCTGTCAATTTGCGCTGTTCTTTTCGGGTTAGCATGATATTATTTGATCTCCTGTGTGTTTTTTTTAAATCGCATATTCCAACAACCGCCTGCGCCGCTGTTCTTCCACCAGGCGCTCAGTCAATTTAGTATTTCGGTTATTGGGCTCTTTGTTTCGTATCGCTTTTGCAATCGTGTTGAAGCATCCAATGGTGATCACGATTTCCCGCCCCCTGGAGATAGCCGTGTAGATCCAGGCATTGGAAAGAAACCGGTCAAATTGCTTGTGGACCGGAATTATAATTACGGGGGCTTCAGAACCCTGAAACCGGTGACAAGTGATACAGTAGGCGTGGAGTAAATGTTTCTCTTTTTTGGGAATTGTGACTTGCCGGTCCGGGTTTGTGAAAGTGACGACAATGTTCTGCTTTTGGATCTCATCTACAAACCCGATATCTCCATTGACAATGTTCTCAACGTCGTTGTCTGTTCCCGGGTATGCCATGTTCTTGGTATTGATCACCCGGTCCTTGGCCCGAAAGGGGTAGTCGCCGTCATCCCAGGCAGCCGGGTTAAGCCGGTTGCGCAATCGCTCATTGATACTTTTGCAGGACAGCTCCCCTTTTTCATTCACAGGGCTGATCACCTGCACATCGTTGACCGGGTCATATCCGCGCAGGGGCATACGCTCACAGACGATAGCCTCGACACCGGCCAGGGCCTGCTCCGGGGTGTCGCACTCAACATGGATCAAGTTGACCGGGCCTTCCGGGTTTTCCAGGTCCAGGGCCTGCGGCGGGGAATAGATAATACCGTTTTTGATTTTGTGGCAGGCTGAGACAATTGTTCCTGAATTTCGATGAATAATATCAAGCTCCGTGTGTGGGATCACTTTGGATGAAAGCATGTCCCGCAGCACGGCGCCAGGCCCCACGGAGGGTAATTGATCAGAATCCCCAATCAGCAACAAGCGTGTTTTTTTGGGATCTATGGCTTTGAGGACACTGCACATCAGGGAATTGGTGATCATGGAGATTTCATCCAGGATCAATAGGTCGCAGTGAAGTGGGGCATTCTCATTGTGCATGAACTCAAAATGGCCATTCACAAATGTGCAACCGAGCAAGGCATGTATGGTGCTTGCGAATTCTCCGGTGCTTTCAACCATGCGCCGAGCAGCCTTGCCCGTGGGTGCCGCCTGGAATACGCTTAAGTTTTCTGACCTGGCCCATTTGATTATTTCAAGAATTGTTGTGGACTTGCCTGTTCCCGGGCCGCCTGTCAGGATAGAAACCCGATGTTTTTTGGCCATATCGACTGCGGCTCTTTGTTGCGACGTGAGGGTTATTGTATCTGCTTCATCTGTGTTCATGCAGCCACCACCCTTTCCAAAGCCACCAGTCTTTCAGCCACCTCCTGTTCGTCCCGGGCCATGTCAGCAAAGGCGATATCCCCGGAGGCATCTTCCACCAGAACTTCGTCAACAAGCAGGGCTTCCAACCCAAGCACCAGATCCTTGACCTGGATCAGTTCATAGACCGCTTCAATCAGTTGCTCCTTGCCAACCCAGATGTGCCCGTCCTGGTTGATGGCTTTCATGGCGTGGAGTGTCGCGGCCTTCTTGCGCTCAAGGCTGTCCCGGGGAAACTCTGCGTTGATTATCGCCACTTTGTCAGCCAGGAAAAACCCGATTCCGTGAAACTGCACAAGCATGTACGGGTTTTCAAGAACTCGATCTGCCGCCTCGTGCTCATATTTTTTGAGTAGATCCGTAATTAACGTTTTTCTCATGCCCGGGACGCTTAAAAGCGATTCAAGCTTCACCATGACCTGCTCATATTCTGCGTGTTTGAGGAGTTCGGTCTGAATCTCTATGGCCCTGTCCTGGGTTATGCCTTTGATGTCATTGGAAACGCACTCAGGATCGGTCTTTAGAACCTCAAGCGTCTTTTCCTGGTACCGGTCAACAATCATGTTACCAATAGCGGGACCAACGAATTTGCAGATCCGTACAATGTATTTAAAGATTCCGGCAGCATCGGTAGGCTCGACGACATGATACAAATTAAATTTAAATTGCCTGCCGTATTTTTTGTTTTCCTGCCACTCGCCGGTCAAGTCATAGGTCATACCCGGTTGCGCGTTCGGCAGGTTCCCCAGGGCGATGAATGTTCCGTAGTCACCGGCAAAGTTGGCAATGATGAAGTGGGTTTCCTGGTTTGAAAAAATAACCTGGGACAGGCTCCCGGAAATTGTTTCAGCGTTTTTATCAGCGTGTTTATTTGTTTTCATTGTGGTTTTTTTTCCAGCATCAGTTGAATTTCATAATCATAAAACTCCAATGGGATAATTTTAAACTTGTCCGGCATAATGTGGATCAACGCCCGGCGGTATCCGTCAACGCCCGGAAAATATCCTTCCTTGTCCAGGATGTACTGGTAGGTGGAGAGCTGAAGGGAGTATTTGGAAACATCAGACGCTTGCAAGTGGTCGATGGGGTCCATGGCGGTCTCCCCACGAAAGCCCTGCCGGGTAATTTTCTTATTCTGTTTCCAGTCTAAAATTAAAACCTCATTAGTGGCCGGGTCAAACAGCACCAAATCCACCATGCCCGACAGGCCCAGGGCCGGGGAAAATATCACCATTTCAGCCGCCACAAACACAAACCGTCTCAGCAACCCGGCCACCGCCCGGTCCACCTGCACAAACAAATCCCGACACCGGTCGGATATCGGCCTGGGCAACTGTTCCCGGGGCCATCCAGACACCATCCCCTCCGCATACATGTGCGTGTTATCCCCCTCGGAGCTTCCGCGCTCAGCCTCGGCCTGCCACTCAGCTTGGATATCCCCAGGGGAACGCCCGGCATATTTGGGATTCTTACCGGCCACACATCTCCTTGACATGGCGACCGCGTCAAACTGCGGAAAAAACGGTTTTACGAAGGATGTCCCGGACGTGTACCGCACTCCCCTGTTATCAACATAGGAGTGCGGTTCTTCCAGGAATTCAATCCAAGCGTCACCGTTCGGATGGTATGCCCGTTTGTCAGCCATTAATCCTTAGATACCGGAAAAGTCGTCGTTTTCTATATCAGGAGCGTTTTCCTGATACGCAGACGCGAAGTCATAACCGGACCAACCCACCTTGACATTGCGTTTTAATTCTCCCGTGTCCTTGTCCTTCCAACTGTTCCACTCCGTGGTCACGAGAACTTGCTTCCCTGGTGCGCCTGCCCAATCCTGTGCCCCAATCGTTTGAGCCGTGGGCGCGATCAACCCCAGGCGTTTGGCAATGAACAGTCGCCGCCGCTTCATGGCGTCTTTTTCTTTCGGATGATACAGGTTGACCTCATCAAAAACGTACTGCCCAAGAAGCAATGCCTTAAACTCTTCCATTTTTTCAGCCGGGATGTTCTGGACTTTTTTCACAATCTCGCCTTCACGCTTCACTGGAGTGCCGTCCACGTTCAGTACGGGTTGTTCCAACTGAATCAGCCCATCAATCCGCATTTTCAGCTTAGCGGCCATGCAGGAGTATTTGTTGAAATTCTTTTCAATCGGCTCACACTCCACGACCGTGCAAAACAACTTGCCGACCGGAGTTTGAACATCCAGGGATTCCGATTGTTTTTGGTCTGTTTCTGTTATCGTTTCTTCCACGTCTACCTGGTCCCATGTATAATCTGACATACTCGTTCTCCTGATTAATTTTTACTTTTTTCCTGTTAAGGTTCCATATATGGAAACATGTTTTTAAAAAAATACAAATTGATTTTTTCTGTTTAGTCGTCTCAGTCATCATAAAAATGATCACAATAATCTGTTCTGCGCCGGTACTCCTCGTCTGCTGCTTCACAAATTATTTCATCTGCCCAATTTTCAGCCAGCCATTTTAAGTAATCAGACGGTATGCTTTCAATTTTATCGCCCTCATATTTTCCGACCGGCATTATAATATCTTTCATAGATCCTCCTTGACTATATAGTCATAACAGCAATTAGAACGGTATATTCGGTATCTGTTCCTTTTCAGGCAACATATCGCTCAACAGGTCAATAAAGACAATCGCCTGGTCAAGGCTGAAATTGACCGCTGATGTCATCGGGTCCCCGGCAGCATCTTTGAACTTTTGAACGTGTGTAAAAAATTCCCCATTTTTTAATTTGCCGGATTTCTCAAGTCTGCCCTTCAACTTCACAATCATTCTTAACTGCTCCTCGCCGACCGGACCGGAGGTCTCGTCATAGGCAAAATCATTTTTCTCACTTGGTGCCCCATCGGTTGGGCTGTCATTTTCTTTGGATTCCGGGGTGGGTTCCGTGTCAATGGCATCCTCATCCGGGGCGACCTTCCCGGGGTCCGTTGCCTGGTTGAACGCCTGGATCTCAGACTGTTCCAACCGGTCTTTTGCCGACATGTCCCCGTTGCCAATTCTGTCTTCTGCCCACTCAATCAAGCCGTCTCGATCAAGTGTCAGATTCACGGGAATAGGCCTGAAAAACTCAACCAGCCGCCTTGAAATATCTTCCCGGTCTTCCATCGCTCTGATTTCAACAAGCAGGGGATGTTCTTCCGTGTCCTGGCAATCTTTTTCATCGTCATCATGATAAATCGGCTGTTCTTTGAGCAGCATCGGGGCCGGACTATCCAGCAAGGTTTTGATTGTTTCTATCAGGTCCGGCTTTTTGAGTTTCGGTTTCAATTTCACATCCGGCCGCTCCCTGGTGAAAAAAAGCTCCAGGTAGTCCTTTGTCATCCGGTTAGCCAGTTTCAGGGTATTGTCATATTCGTTGTTATTGGCCGCGACAAGGAACCGATTGTATAAACCGGCATATGTCCCGCCACGATTGAGGAGACGAGGGTTTATATCGATCTTGACTTGATATGACCCCGGTTCAGACTTGACGCTCTGATCTTGCGTCTCAATATCGCCCGACTCCTCCGCATACTCATTGTCCTGGGGCCGTTCAGAAGGGTGGTTTTCGTTTTTATCGACGCTTCCTGAGCCATTTGTTGTGTCGGTATTTTCTGATACGTTATCATGTTCAACACCTCCGGCTTTGATAGGTTCAACTTTTTCGGCTGCTTCAACTTCGGTGGGATAAAATTCTTCTATGAAATCCTGCTCATCTTCCCCGGGCTCCGCAATCATCTGCTTATTGTGAGTTTCCAGCAGATACACCTTTTCCTTCATCGCCAGTTCGTGAACCGAATCCCGCAAAGCCTCCATGGTGCCGTTGAAGCAAATGGAAACGACATACACAACACCCCGGGAAGTGTGTCGTGCGGACAATGTCAACATCAAGGGGATACCGGCCAGGCGTCCTTTCGTTGCTACCTTGATCAGCTCCATGCCGCCCCATATACCCTTGATGGAATTTATGGACGTTGTCCGGAAAATGTGAGCCTGGCCGAAAAAACCGGCCTCATCAATCATGCAGGTTAAGCGACCGTTGGCCTTGCATTTTTGATCTCCTTCGTAATCCGGGTCAAGGCGGTTGCAGGGGCACAGGTATTCTTTTTTATAATCATCAATGCGCCGGAAAGCCTTTTCACCGTCTCCGTAGCATGAAAGCTTGTTCCCGGCATAGCAGGCGTACCGGGTGGGGAAATTGCTTTCGATATCATCATATAATAAGCGCACCGGCAGGCCCACAAGATTCCCGCTTTCATTGACAATGCCCGTGCCGCTTTCTTTGATTCTGTCCATTAAATCCGCGTCGAGGATAAAATCTCCGGCGTCGTTCTTTTCCGTTGTCGTGAGAAGGAAATGGTCCAGTTTCTGCGGGAGGCGAAACTCTTTCCCCTGGGCAGATATTTTTGGCAAGCCCTTATTTCCGATTTTTATTTTTCCAGCTTCGTTCAACGAAACTTGTAAGTTCTTAATCAAAGCTCCCCTCCTTTCTTATTTGATTGTTATTTGATTTTGATGCTGAGTTTCCTGTACGTTTTGAACAGCTTCTCCAAATCAAGCGTGTTTTTCCTGGCTCGCAGGGCGCCGGCTCTATTTGTTTCTTTTGATGAGTTCTGCATGAACTCTTGAAACTTGTTGTCAATTTCAGTTCTCAATGCGTTGACTTTCTCCGGGTCGAAATTGGTTTTTTTGTCCATTTTAAATATCCTTTAATTATGTTTAATTACGTCTTAATTGTGTTTAATTACGTTTTGATTGTGTTTGACCTATTCCAACAAGCCTGCAACATGCGCCATGCCAAACAACCCCATAAGCAATGCACAGTCTTGAATGCAATAGGTTTTGATGTCATTCCTCAAACCCATATCCCAATAGTCCTGAACCTGCTCACCGCAAATACTTTCTGTCTTGGTTTCTCCTAAACATATCCTTGCGAAGGAATCCAACGTTCCGGGGGCAAATCGATCCTCACCGGCCAGGACAAGACGCAGGTCCGTGTGATTCCCCTTGTTGTACCGCCCCTTGTCAATGTTCACACCCGGTCTGATGGCATATTTCATGCCGTGTATGAGCAGGCAACGCAGATCAAAAGAGCGGCCATTGAAGGATACGAAGTGATCATATTTAGCCAATATTTCCCAAAACTTGACCAGGAGGTCTCTCTCTGCGTCCTGGGATTCTTCCTCCAGGAGCAATGCCCCGCTTTTCCCGGTTGAGTCCATCCACCCGGCACAGCAAATCATATTGAACAGGGGGGAGATTCCCATATCCGCAATCTGTTTTTTTTTCTTCTCTGCAATATCGAGCAGGATTTTTTCCTGGTCCTTCAGGTTTGACTTTGCCTTTACCTCCGGCAAGTCCTTGATAAGCGACTTGTTGGCAATGGTTTCCAGGTCAAAGCCAATTATCTTTTTTGTTCTCATTTTTACCTGCCCACCCTATAGTTGATAAGCACATGCCCTTCCCCAAGGAATTCAACAGAATACAGTGACAATTCCATATCCAGCTCTAGGGTTGTGGGAAAGAAGGATAATCCCGAGCCGAACAGCCGGGGCACAACGACCAACTGTATCTGTGTGATCAAGTTGTCCAGGATAAAGAATTTGTTTGTTAATGGGCCGCCGATTAAAACAGCGCTGGTGTATCCCATGCTTTCAATCGTTTCAATAACCTTGGCCGGAGCATATCCCGTAAATATCAGGTTAGCCTGATCGCTTTTCCGGGAGCTGTCCCGGGTCATAACGAAATTAAAGCGCCCCGGCAGAGGTTTGCCAATGGTGTCATAAGTTTTTGATCCCATGATTATGACACCGGCCTCTTTAGTCACTTTCACAAAATGTTCTTTATCGACTTTGCCGGTCCAGTCCACAGCGTGGTTGGAATGTCTTGCAATCTTGCCGTCCACGGTCGCGGCCATTAAAAGAATTACTTCCATGTAACCTCCTTCAACACTTTTTCCCTTATTGACACCGGGTCTATTTTTAAAAAGTCACAAACCCACATGAAGGAACCCACATGTTCATCATTGTTCGTGATCCAGGCACGTGCGTTCCGAGCGTCTTTACCAGGAGCTTTTGAGTAGCTATTTAACAGAAGGTCATCTACGGCCATTCTCACGACTGCCGCCCACAATTTTCTTTCTTCAAGCAAAATGTCCTGGGCATCCTGAATGTTTGTGTACCTGTGTTCCGGCATTTATAACCCTGCGAATTGGGCACAACGCCACGCATACCCAGCAGCCAACCCGATAAAAAAGATGGCCATAAGACACATGAAAAAATCTTGTTTTCTCAGTTTAAGCATCTTGCTCCTCCTTTACACCTAAGCTGTCAAAAAGTTCTATGCCGTAAATACACGCTTTTTCAATGTCCCTGGAAAATTGGCCTTTGTGGTTCGCCCGGCAAGAGTATTTAAGCAGGTTCCCCAGAAGCCAACCCTTGTATTGCTCAGGTGTTAATTTAGCTTTGGGAGCTTTTGCGGCCTTTGCGGTTTGATCCTCTGCTTGATTCTCTGTTTGAGGATCGTCCTTGCGTTTAAACATCCGGTCTTGGATAAACCGCATTTGTTGACTTTCGAAACTCTTCCACTTTCGGCGAACCCGTTCCTTTTCCTTTCTTTTCCAAAACCGGCTTCTTGCTAACCGGCTTCTTGCTGCCGAGGAAGATTTTTTTGGTTCAAACTTGCTGCCATCGTCACAACTATTACAGAAACTGCACGTCTCGTCGTTGTTTGTACACGCCACGCAAAATTTGAATTTGTTTTTGAATTTGTCTTTGGAACCCAAGCGCTTTGAATCCGATACTTTCCAAACTGCGTCGCCCAAGCCGTATAAGCACTCAAATGGTGTAAAAGGCTTGCTAAATCCCCACCAAGTTGGAACCTCTGACACACATGGGATATCTACCCCGCATTCTTCACAAATAAACTTCACACTGCCTCCTTTTTTCCACAAGTGGAAATATGATCGTTAAAAAAAAGGTGGGAAACCCACCCGTGTATCCATATCAGGAAAACATAAGAGCAAAAAAGGAGCACTCTCCTTTACTATTGTAATCTATTCTTTATTTTTGTTTTTACCTCTCTCTTGTTCAATTATCTTTTTCAACCTATCAGGGTCAATGCCATCGTTGATGGCCCCTTTGATGGATTCGATCAGGTCCTTATTTTCAAAAAAGCGCATTTCGTTAAGATACGCCTTCTCTTCCTTATCCAATACTACGCTTTTTTCAATATCATCCACTATAATAATTCCTCCAGTGATAAGGGCCTTCGACCACAATTCGGTCATAGCCCTTTTTTTATTTTTGATTTCAGACAGCCGGTTCTGTGGAATCCCGGATTTTTCAGATAACTCCTGATTCTCCCAATTTTCGACTTCCATAAGATATGCTAATTTCTTGCTGGCATAATCACCCATTTTTTTAAAAAAACCGGCTTGTTTGGCTTTTCTCATTACATTCTCCTTTTGGTTTTACTCTTATACGGGAACAATCGCAGGTTTAATCGTAATTGTCAATGCATTTTTCCACCTTTGTTTCCACCTTTGTTTCCACCTTTGTTTCCACCTTTGTTTCCACCTTTGTTTCCACCTTTGTTTCCACCTTTGTAAAAAACGGTTTAACTTTTCCATGAATGAAAACAATCGTAAAAAACATAGTGGAGGCAAGGATTTTTAAAGTTGACAAAGCAAGAAGAACTAACTAAAACAATGATTTAACGCATTGACTTTTCCACATACTTTTCCACATACTTTTCCACATACTTTTCCACATACTTTTCCACATAATGTTCTCACCTAAAAAATATTTGACAACCCCCCAAAATCTGTGCAATGGTGAAATCGTTCAGGCAAAATCCTGGACCCGGTTTGCAAGCCGGACTTACAAGGCGCAGAGCGCCACTTGATATGTGCATATTTCAGCGGGCTGTGTGCGGAGACCTTCGGGTCTGCCGGTTTCCTTGTAGCCGGTCTTGCAACCGCACATAGCCCGCTTTTTTGTTTTTGGACGAATAGAAAGGGCTTAATCACAAATCTAAGGAGGCCCTATCATGGAATTGTATAAAGAAGTGATCACCAGTCAATTAGAACTTTTGGGAATAGAGGTGTGCCAATGATCGTAAAAGCTGAAAATAAATCAAACTTTACAATACTGTCAAATGCCGTTCTTTTGGATGACACCATTTCTGATAAAGCTCGGGGTGTCCTGGTCCGTTTGTTGTGCCGTCCGGATAACTGGAACCTGAATATCAAGCATCTTGTGAAGACCGGTAAGGACGGAAACACGGCAGTCAGATCAGCAGTTAAAGAGCTTGAAAAGGCCGGATATATCCAAAGAGACGTTACCCGGCATGAGAATGGGCGAATCATCGGGATTGAATATATCATCTGTGAAAATAAGGGCAGTGCCCACCTGGACGAAACCTGCCCTACCGAAATGGGAGGCCAGGTCCATGAAGAATTGACATCCATGCCGGACACACCTTGTCATGTTGATGATACCCAGGACGAAATCATCGAGGTGGAGGTAGAACCAGCGCCCAGTATCAAGAATAACCAGATGTCGGAAACCGTAATGAAGCAAACCGCAATTACGGAAACCGCCCCTATAATAAATACTGATATTAAACAAAAACTGAGGGTAACAACGACTACTACACCTGAGCCGGAACCAACCCCGGCACCGGAACCGGTTATCTGTGACCAGGCCATGACGTTGTCGTCGTCGTATTCCACCAATGAGATTATAAATTTAATTCCTGAACAGCATCAGACGCCTGTGGTCATTTCCCTTGTCAACAAAGCCGTGGTTGACTATCCGGTGCGGGAGGTGGAGGAGGCCCTTGCTTATGCCGGGGCCAATGTCCGGGGTGGAAGTATGCAGTTCAAGGCGTACCTGGATAAAACGCTTAAAAATAAATGGGCTGATGGGTTCCTGGATTCCATGGGGGAGCCTGCCGCTTATGGTGCTGGTGCATGGTTTCACCCACGGGCTAAATATCCAAACGGGACTGTTACCGGAAATAAGGACATGGATACCAATTGCATGGTGGCCGCTGATTTCTTAATGGACATGGGCGTGGATGTTAACCAAATGTGTGCGGAGGCGTAATCATGGAAAAAAAAGATGCGAAAGAATTCTCTGATATCATGCTGGCCATTGCAGATAATTATCCTGGTGCCACATTCTCAAGCGCAGGTTTAAAGCTTCGGTTTGAAGCCCTGAAAGAATTCACTATTGACCAGATATCCGAAGCGGCTGTAAAGCTTATCAGCACCCACAAATACAAGCACATGCCCACCACTGCGGATATTATAGATGCCATAGGCGGCAGGATCAGCGTAAGCGACCGGGCAGAGATCGAAGCAAATAAAATACTTGACCATTTGCGCCGTCACGGGAAAAGCGTTATTCCTGAATTTAAAGACCCGATTACAAAGTACCTGATGAACAGCAGGTGGCGGTATTATTCATGGGCTGCCCGTGTTGCTGAGGATGACTTGAAATGGTGGTTCCGGGATTTTGTCCGGGTTTACCGGGCTCATGCTGCCGGGGCTGGTGTTGGCTTGGATTGCCTGCCAGGCCATCCTGAGTTAAGGAAATTGTCTGAGCAGATATGTTTTGATGTATAGTGGTCATTTGAGCCCCGGGAGAATAATTCCCCTGGGGCTTGAATGAAAACGGATTAAACTTGATTGTTTTTCCCGAATTTTTTCAAGGCCACGTCAACATTGTCAATCAGGGCGGCGGCGGCTTTATCCGTGCCGAAAATTTTCCCGACGGTTTCACCTATGAATTTTAACCCGAACATCACGCAGCGACCTTTTCAACGCGGTTGAGCCAACCGCACAAAAATTTCAGGTTGCTGTTGATATGGTCATCCCGGCGGCGGCTGTCACTTAAACAAATGTTTTTATAATGAAAAACTTTTGCCAGGCTGAATTCAGCTATAAATAGCCGTTCTTCACGCTCATCGGTTACATATGCCGCCATTTTTGCGATCGTTTTTTTACCCAGTATACCATCCGGGGTCGCACCGACAATCCGTTGTGCGATCTTTACGGACGTTCTAAGACCGGCATTCACGGCAAAATCATAAAGCACAAAGGCCACGCCCTGGAAACCAATGATGTCCCCATGGAGTTGGTCCCAGAAATGCGCCTTGTAAAACGTTCTCACCATGGATTCTATCCGGTCGCCCTGTGTTTCCCCAGCGTCAATTAACTGCCACCCTGTCCAATCCGGCCACGCATTTCGTGAGATACCGGCGTATGTCATGCCCCCACGATCCCCAGGGACGTTGTGCAACCGATACCCGCCCTCAAGATGAATTACTTTTTCAAAACATAAATCAAAGTTTGCCATTATATTCTCCTACTATTCTACTATTGTCATGATGTCGCGATACCGTCAGCCTGTCCCAAAACCTTGAATATATTAAAAGTCCCTTCCGCTATGACACTCCCTATAAAAGAAGTCCCATCATCAAGCTTACCATCATAAGCTGACTGGAAAGAGATGACTCGATTGCCTATATCCGCATTCCCGAAAATTGCCAGATCATCACCACTCAAGACAAACTGCAAAGATGTCATTGCACTATTCGTAAACGATCTCTCGTTGACAATCGTTCCGTCAATCCTCATCAGTTGCCATTGCGGGTTTGTCAACTGGGCAAATGAAACAGCATTTTTATTATCATCAACAGGGGCTATCGTGACAATGGCCGTGCCTTTCTCTGGAATCCCTCCTTCGACACTTATTTGTTGAATACTCATAGTGTAATCCTCTGCATTTGCTTAATCCTTGGATGAATATGCATTTTAAACTCTTCCAACGGGGCAACATAATCCTTAATAAACTTCCCTGTATAAAAACAAATATCCTTTAAATGGCACTCAACACCATCAGTCCAGCCGACTGTCCAAATTTTTATTTTCCGGTGCTTTTCATAAACACCATGCTTATAAATCGGCTCCTGCCCACCCCATCTAAAACACATAAAAAATCTGAATCTTGGATCATTGCAATTGACGGAATGCTTATGGCTATTCATATACGTATCAATCTGAATAACTTTTTCCCATTCCACATTCCGCCAATTAACAATCCTTGAATCAAAAACCTTACCATCAGCAGTGTGATATTCTTGCCACCGCCGACGGTATTCTGAATCAAGATGCAGCTTTTTCATCAGGAATAACTATATTTAAAACTATGCTGAAACTCGTAATCAGTCGTAGTTCCCTTATAAGTTCCTGTGGTTTCTCCAGACGCCACTGCCAAATACTCAGCCCAGAACACTACATCATCAGACGTTGTGCTCAAGGCCATACTCGACCCCTCATCAGTAGGCCAAACATTCTGTGTTCCTGGCTCCGCTTCTGGCATATCTGCCCATGTATAACTACCAACCACGGCATCAGCCACATAGTTCTCAGTATTACTCGGCGCAGCATTATCCCCACCAGACAATGGCTGAAATTTCACAACCGTCCCGGCCTGGTCAAATCCATTTGAAGAAAGCCATAGTTTAAACGTCTCAACAGTGGTGTTCCCGCCGTCTGCTGTAACATCCCAGGCGCACACTTTCACTGCTGAGTTTGCGGCACCTCCTGAAATGTCAATGGTTCCGAAATCAAGCTCGTTGCCATCTCCGGTAGATATCACGCTTTCACTTGCTACTGCTGCAAGCCTCTCTGCTGCTGTGTCCAGAGCTGCAACTGCGGTAGCAATGGGCCAGTCTCTAAATCTTGTCGTAGGTTCTGCCATGATCGTTCTCCTTATGTTATAGTAAATGTTGCATTTGGGGTTTTCATTGAAAAAGTTACTGAAACTTTCCCGACAATCGGTACTGATATAATTATTTTTCCATCCAGAACATCTGTCTCTGAACCTGATGAAATAAACACCTTGCCATCCAAAAGAACAGTTGAATCGTCTTGAATAATTGCCTTGCCATCAAGCAATCCAATGACTGCATCTGAGACTACAACCTTGCCATCAACAATATTGGCAACACTGGTCTGGATTGTGGCTGATCCGTCCAGTAAATCAGATGCAATGTCTTTGACGGTTGCTTTTCCATCCAGGTTCAGTTCAACGCTGGATTTGATTATGGCTTTTCCGTCCAGGGTGTTATCTGCAATGCTGCCGATATAAATCAGACCGTCCAGATGATTTGTGGCAACTGACTTGATAATGGTTTTACCATCGAGCAGATTGTTTCCAAACCCTTCTGCATTGACAACCACTTTGCCATCAAGATTATTTGTTGTTGCGCTGGATATAATTGATTTGCCGTCAAAGAGGTCTGTGGCGTTGGTTTTGACTACGCCTTTTCCATCAAGAAGATCAGATGTAGTGGTCTTTATAACCCCCTTGCCATCTATCAGATTGAATGCTGCATCTTTGACAATTCCTTTGCCATCAAGAATATCAGTGGATTGGCTTTTAATCGCCCCTTTACCATCCAATAGGTCAAGGGCAGTTGATTTGACCACACCCTTGCCATCCAATAGATCGGTATCAGTATTGGCAACAATTGTCTTTCCATCCAGCAAGTCAGACGCCACTGATTGGACTGATATTTTTCCATCAAAGATTGTAGTTGCTACGCTCTGAATTATAGCCCTACCATCAAGATTCTCTATACTATCTGAGGTATTTAAAATTATTGACTTGCCATCCAAATTATCCGCAGCACTTGACTGAACAATCGATTTACCATCAAATAAAGCTGATTTTGCTGTAATAATTTTTGCTTTGCCATCTAATAAATCACTTACACTGTTTTTAATTGTTGCCAACCCGTCGAGTAAAATAGATGATGCTGTGCGAATAACCACTTTCCCATCAAGAACGGATACAGCCACGTCTCCCGCCCCCTCCGGTATCGAATAAAACCGCCTGGTGATGGGGTAAAGTAAGCCGTATGGGTGGTCGCTGAGGTGGGTGAGCGTATCCACCGAAAAGACATCGCCGGAGTACAGTGAAAAACCGATGTCAGCACCATGCCAGTTAAAATCAGAAGACCTATATCCAAACGATAAGGATTCTGAAGATGCTCCAGAAAAGGTTCCTGATACTGAATCCACAAACCTATCGTTAATGTAAAACGTCCCAATAGATCCGTCACCTACTAAAGACCATACATTCCATTCATTGGGTTGTGTTAAATGAGAATTGCCTCTGTCTTTGTACGAAGATCCATATCCTATATAAGTGGCAGTATCGACACCAAAACCAATCCCAATATAAAACCTATGAGAATTGCCGTCATTTGGACCATGAATTTGACTTGGTATCAAATTGTTATATTTAAAAAATACAATCCAGGTTCCAATGCTGTCAGGATAGACATCTGTCTCCACATAATCAGGTATATCTGACAGCCGTAGGTTATTGCCTCTCCAAGCTGTGTCGGCATGAAATGTTGAATCCCCGGAGGTGATAATATTTTTGGTAGTCTTTCCAGCACTCTCCCAGCAAGGCCAAAATCCCTGTATTAGCCCCGGATCAATTCCATAAATCTTTTCCGCATTCTCCCGCACTGCGGCCTGCACGCACTCCACCGGCCCCCAAGCTTCTGGCTTTTCCCTGGGATCACCGCCATAATATTTGCCAATAATGAAAGACATTACAGGGATACCTTATCTTCGGTTACTCTCATTCCAACAGTAATGATGCTTGTCCCGTCAGTCTTTGCGCCGAACCGCACAATATCTCCGGCCATCATCATTGGAAGCTTAAAGGTTCTTTGCTCGTCATTGCCGGATGAACAGTCGATACTGCCGATATAAGTGTATGTTTCAGAATCGTAAGTATCAGGTGTTCCAGAATTTGAATTGTCCGGATCTTTCTTCCGGCCCACATGTACCTCGATGATATCATCCGCTGCGGTCCCTGCTGAGTTACCTTCAACCGTAACCTGAGCGTCAATCATATCACCGCTAAATGTGAAATCATCTGACCAATCCATTGCTCCATCTGCCGCAACAGCATTAGTGTCAACGGTACTCCATTCAATCTGAGTTTCCGTCTGTGATCTGGTTGCCATATCAAGCTCCTATCAGGCCAGCCGCCTTGTAAGATGTTGCCAGGTCATGGAATTTGTTCTCTGTCATAACCACATATTCCAGTTCGCTGTCTAAAATTTCAGTTTCATTGTCGATCTTACCACCGATCGTTGCATTGGTAATAACCACCCTTGCGATTTTTATTTGCTTCGAGGCCCCGGTTAATTCGGGGTGTGTGTCTATTTCTGTTTGTAATCCGGATAGCATTGGTCTTAGCCCTTAATTTTTTTCCACAAGTGGAAACCATTGTTTAAAAAAAGAGACAAACCGAATTATTCTCTTGTCCGTTCACGCTTGCTTGGACGGAAAGCCCGGCGAATACGAGACTTAATTGTTTGTCTGGTTATTCTGGGTACTATATCAGTCAATTCATTACTTTTCACCCTGGCATTGAATTTTTTCACTTCTATGACAATATCCTGCCATTCATCCGGATTCTTTTTTGAAACCGGCTGGGCATGGTAACGAACAATCCGGCTGTAAATCCTGCGTTTCTTTTCAGCGTACTGCCGTTTCAGTTTGGTTTCATTCCACTGGATTTCACGGGGCTTTGCAATCTTGGTTGGATTTAACCCTGCGGCTCTCATGATACCGGTGCCAAGATCCCCTTGAACCTGTTCGTTGCCGAAAAACACCTGGTCACCGGCCCGGGTGGTGATGCCTTCGGAGGTTTCCCTATACGCTTTTGCTATATTGCCCATGGCCAGCGGGGTAATCTTCTCAACCCCTTTCAAATAGTTGCCCTGGGTGATATTAACCCCGCCCTGATAGATATTGCGCATCATGCCGCCAATGGGGCCCAGAACATCCAGCGGTTCTTTAAAGTCCGGCAGGCCTGGGGCAAGGGAGCCTTTCAAGGAGACCCCGGCCAGTCCGGGCAGTCCATACCGGGCAATATCGCCGCCGGACTCGCCGAACATATCTTCAGCCACCTGGTAGATTTTTTCTTCGGGATCATCCTCGCCCATGGCCCTGAAGATCATCTGCACAACAGGCAACGCCAGGGAACTGGCCGCCCCGCCGAATATCATAGGGGACAATATCATATATGTAGAAGCCGCCGCCTGTCGCCTGCCGATCATATAAGACAGCGTTGTCATGTAGTTGTGCATGAACGTTTGGAAAATATACATGGCCGATGCCGCCCGCAACCCCCGGCCTTTCCTGAGTAGTGCCGGTTGGTTCTCAACACCATAAATCCCGTGAGCCCTGTCAGATACGGTCTTTGCTTTTGACAAGGCATCCTCTTTGGACATGCTCGGATTTTCGGACATGATCCCCTTGTATGCCGCCAAAAGCGTTGTGCCACGGTTGAACTCTTCCGTGATCTTAAACGGTGTCATGAGCAATTCAACCGCCCTGCCGTATTTCTGGGCCGGGCCGGATTTCAAGGCGTTGACGGTTTCCATGTTCAACTGTGCCGCAACCCAGCCCCGTGAAAATATTTCCTCCAGGATTGCCCGGTCTGCATTTGGCACCGTTCCTTTTCCTGTGACAAAAGAGGCGTAGGATTTCCCGGCCTTTGCAATGTGCGTTGCTGTTTTCCTTAGCGGAACCCCGCCGTAAGCATCCATGGCCGCCGGAACCGTTGTGCCCATGGCGGTGAGGTTGATCGCCGCAGAAGACAGGCGCCCACCCAGGAACCACGCCGAGGCCAGTCCCTTCAGGGTGCTAATCACCCGGTCTGCCGCCTCATCGTTTTTGAGAACATTCTCAACAGCGTTTACGGCATCGGTGTATGCCCGTTTCTGCCGTTTCGGGTCAAGCATGTTGTCCTGGATATACTGCCGGTACTCTTTATGGATCTTCCCCCGTAGCCGGGCAAGTTCCTGGTGCGCGGCGGCGGCCTGGTCGTCATTTTTCCATTTCCTGATTTTTTCTTTTTCCCGGAACAGCGTTCCAATTCGGAACAACCGGTCCTGCCTGGCCGCTTCTGATTCCGTGTTTACCCCTACCCGTTCCCGCTGCAACTCTTTAATTTTCTGGTCAATGGCATCAATCCGTTCATTTTCGGTTTTGGAGTTTTTCTGCATGGTCTTCAAGGATTCTTCCACGGCCTGGAGCGCATCATAATCCGGGTGTTGCTTCTGCCATTCATTCCAGGTGTAGTGCTGGCCGGTGATGGCCTTGGAGGTGTTCACGGCAACCTGCTGTTTTGCATAGCCGCCTGCCGCAGAGTTCACGGCCTGGGCAAGGGCCTTCAGCGGGTCGGTTTCATACCCCATGGGGACATCTTTTCCTGTGGCATCAGACCTGGAAATCATCCTGGCCCGGCTTCCCCGCGCTCTCAGGTCGTCAGCCAATTGATTGGCCAAGCTCTTGGCAATTTCAAATGAGACATCCGCATCTTGTCCCTGGGCCTGAAACAACGCATTTGTAACGATATCCGGCATGTCTTTGGGTGCGTTGTCAAAGCGATACCCAGGGGACCAACTATTTCCTCCGCGCCCCAGGTCTGAGTATGGCTGCCCCCCTAACTTTTTTAAAACGGATTCAGACCATTCGTAAACCCCGCCCGCAGGCAATACATAGTCCTCTCCGCGCCACTCGCCGTTTATGCCCAAATCTTTGAGCGTCCGAAGCTTAGTGTCCAGCTTGGTTTCTGACAATGCCTGGTTGACCATGGCCTGTGTGGAAAGGATGCTTTTCACATTCTGGTACACATCCTCGGACATGCTGCCGGTTTTTTCTACCTGAACAGTATATCCCTGGGATTCCATCTTACCGGCCAAGTAGTCGGCGGTTGATTTAAAATCCCGGTACTCAATAAATGGATGTTCGCCTTCTTTTTCCGCATAGACCCGCCAGTCACCATTAGACCGTTGCCGTGGAAAGTAATAAGACGACCGTTCGCCCATTTTGGACAGGGCTACCTTTAAGTTGATTCGGTTTTCACCTGCTTCAGTCCGGGTCACCACCTCCGGTAAGGTCAATCCCCGTTCTTCATACTCCTCTATAATGGACTCCCAGGACTCGGCATAAAAGTCATGGAGATTGGCCGTCACGGTTCTGAATGCCCTCAATGCGTCACGGGCGGCCGGGTCCGGATATTCATCAACTTCATACTGGATCGCCAGGTCACGGGCCTTGTTTTTCGTCAGTATCCCTTCTTCTAAAATGGATCGTTTGCCGGTGCGCTCGTCTTTCGGTGACTTTATTGTCCAGGTGCCGTCTTCATCTTGAATGAGCACCGCCCCGATTTGATTGATATCCCGGTCAACCAGGTACTCTTTAAGGTCGGAATAAGCGGCTTTGTTGTGCTTTTGCAAGTCCTCCATTGTGCCGATCATGGACTCTTCGCCGTTTTTAGACAATTCGTTTTCTTTCTGGAATTTCCATTCCGGCCGCTTCAATAATTCTTCAAAGGTTCTTTTTAATGCCGGGATACTTTCGGAATAGTGGGACATCAGACCCATTGTATTTTCAAGGACACCAATATCCTTCTTGTATCCAGGCCCCTTGTTCTTCCGGTTTTTAATTACATGCTGAAGGCCGGAAGCTATTTGGCCGTAGACTTTCTTTTTTTCACTTTCTGTTGGGGCTTTGGCGTCGTCTGATGTTTGGTATCGAATATCCGGATTGCTACCATCCCATGTGCCGCGATTTGCAACTGACTTTACCTGTCCAGAACTAAAAACTGAAATCAATGGAGATGCCCCAGGAACTGGAATAATAATCGAATCATACCCACGCAACCTAAGCTTACGCTTTTTTATTATTGAATCAGTAACGGTTTCAAAACTTTGCGCTTCATCAAGGGACATCTTGTATGGTTTTTTCATTTGGAGATAAGCCTCGATAACATTACCGCTATCTTTGGCGTATGAATTGGCATAATCACGATCCATAGTGAAGAAGTGACCAAGTCCGGATGCTGTGTGTGTGGTGGACTCTCCTGGACGATCCTCAAAGACTGTAAATCTATTTGGAGATCCATGAAAAAAACTTACTGGTTCTCCAGATTTTGTTTTTGCCACTGAACCATCAAACCATTTTTTAAATGCTTCACTGTCTGTGTTGCCTGCTGTTTGGAAATTCGGCGTACCTTTACTCAGCCCATTCGCCTCTCGCCCATAAATATCCCCACTCTCATATTCCCGGGCCAGCTTCCGGGCAGACTGCCGGCCGATGTGAACCAGTGCGTCAAAGAAATCCACAATCTTCTGAATTAGTGCGTTAACGTTGGACCCTTCCCGGTAATTGGCTCTATCCGCAACAAGTTGGGCCAGGGTGTTGGCCTGGTTTTCCTCCATGTCTTCCTGGATGTCATACCGGTTCTTTTTCTGCGCCTTCAACATCTTTGTCAGATTATTGAGCGTTTTCTCGTCTGCCGGGGTAATCATGCCCAGGGCTTTGAGCGCATGGTAGTTTTCATGGATAGCTGTTTCCATGTCAGCCATATTCGTATTCAGCGTAATTTCACCATCCTGGTATTTTCCAAGAATGACACCGTCGCGCTTCATCCTGCCGGATTCCATGGCAAAGCGGATATCATCACCGCCGATGTGGTCCACGGTCTTTATGCGGACACCCTTTCCGTTTGTGAAGCGGATGGATAGGATGCCGTCGGGGTTGGTGGTGATTTGCTGGTTTTTGTATTTGGATTTTATTTGGTCGAGAGTTATGCCTTGACCTGGGGCTTTGTCAATTGTTGAGGCAGAGCTATACCGTGGATCTGTCTTTGTTAAATCAAACCGCTTGGATAATGGAATTGGGTTCCCGTTATCGTCATATGTCACAGGATCAAGGAGCTTGTGATGGAGATGATTGAATTGAGGGTCATATCCAAGTCGATTCAAGTCAAGAACATTAAATTCCGTATCTTTGCTTTTATTCCATAATTGTTGAGGAACATCTATTTTCGCAAGGCGTTTATTTACTTCTTTTTGTGAAAGAATCTTGTTGATCTTTACAGAACCAGAAATATACCACTTCCCAAGTTCTGGCCGATCCTTGAATAATGGGTTGGTCGCATACTCATAATAACCACCTTTAGGTATTCTACGAAGTCCGGACAATGTCTTGTTTATGCTTCCATCTTTGTTTCGCGCTGCCGAATCTAAATATTCTTGTTTGTAATTGTAATCTGCATCCATTTCAACTTCTGCGATCACGGTGTCAAACTCATGCACATTTGGATACGAATACCCATCAGGCACTTCAGGTACTAATTTTTTCTTTTTATTATTAAAGACAGCGTTTCCGGCTTGTGGGAAGAAGGGAACCTCGCCGCCATGCCACCCAGGGCGATAAGCGACGCTTTTTATACTTTTCGTTGTTGGTTTCTTAATATATCCACGCTTAAACAACTCTTGCCGGACCTCGTCATTGGGTATTTTTATTGAAACTCCAGTATCCGCAGGGATATATTCTCTGCCATTGTCCGCTGTGAAATGGTAGCCCCCCTCGGTTGCGTCCATCCATTGGTTTATTGGCAACTCATCTTTAGCGCCAACGAACATGGGATATAGCTTGCCGTCACGCATCCTGAATGCCTTATAGACCTTTACTGTTTTTTTAGGAGGCGACGTTCTCCTGATGCTAAACCCGGTTTCGTTCGTTTTTTCAAAAATTGGCGCACCCGATTTTTCTGCTGCTTCATTCACCAGTTGTTGCGCAGCTTCCATATCTCCACGCTGAATAGCGTCAAAATATTTCTTGTCCAGGGTTTTAGTGTCCGCATTTTGTTTATCGTCTGAGGTTTGATATCGTATATCTGGATTACTGCCGTCCCATGTGCCGGTATTGTAGATAGATTTTATTTGGGTTGGTTCAAGTACACTTAAAACCTCTTGGCCATCCTCTTTAAAAAGAACGCCATCATACCCCAATGCTTTTAACGCTACAGGGTTTTCAAAAAATAGATATTCATGCCTTGCGTTTAAAGCTCGCTCTGTTTCTATATCAAGATAATTGTTGTAATCTCCTCCCCAGGCATTCGGAGTTTCTTTTATACTTTTATTAAAATCTTCTTTGGACTTTATTCTTCCTGTTTTTCTTAAAAACTCAGTAACGGTATCTATTTCCCCTGAGTCAGCAAGTTCATGTGGCTTGAATATGTTCTCCGCTCTTATATAAACAGGTTTTACATGCAACCCTGGGGCAATCATTCTATCTCCATCTTGAAAAACCCCATCTTTTTGACGCATTGCGACTCTTGTCCCGAATTCTTCCGCAAATTTTGATGTGAAAGCAAAAGAGAACATGCCTGTTGGCGTGTCATTTTCCATATTTCTGTTTTTATCAAACACGGTAAATGGATATATTGTTGCATGATAAACCACCAATGGCTTCCCTTCTTCATCCACAATCTCAGAGTTCTTGAACCATTTCTTAAACTCTTTTGAATCCGTATTCCGCTTGTCATTTGATGTGGTAGGGATCTTAACGCCATCGGCAACATCACCCTCCAGGGCCTCATAAACAGGCATGTTATTCTCATCCATAACCTCCCGGTAATCAACAACCTCCTGGTTCTCGCCCTGCTTGACAATGAGATAATGCCCGTGTTCGCCCTTGCGGTGTCCGTCAACCTCCCACGGCTCACCCTTATAATAAACCTCCGTGCCGACCGGTGCCCCCTGGGCCAACCATGACGGCGGGGCATCCGGGTTGCTTTCCAGATCCTGTTCGAGCTGGTCCAAAGACTCTTTTTTGTTCTTTAACGCCTCTTCCTGGGCAAAGGGTTCTTTGACAACTTGTTTGAATTTGTCCAGGGCGTTTGTTTCTTCTGAAACCTGCTTCCGGGCATTATCCAACATGCTGGGAAAGTTTCTTGTTAAAAAATCAATACTCCCGGTCGCAGGCTTTATCGGATAGGACAAGTCACGCTCCAGGGTGTATGTATTCCCTTGTCCAACCGACCCGGACACCATGATGTCAAACCCGCGATACGTCCCAATGTTTTTCTTTTCGGTAAGACGCAGGCCCTGGGCAGATAGCTTCAATGACAGTTTTTCAAAAGCCACATTGGCTTTCTGTCGCTTGGTGTATTTCTTTCCGTCAATCGTGATGGACCACGGCTCTTTTGACACGGATTGATAGTGCGACATGTCGGATTGCAGACCCTTGACCCGGTCTTTAAGGTTGGGTAGGCGCCGCCCTTCGATATCCTTTATCTTGTTTTTTGCATCAACAACCCCCTGGCCATGGGTTCGTTCTTTCTTTTCCAGCTTATCAATGTCTTTTTTCAACTTTTCACGGATTAAAATCCGGGCATCCCCGGCAGCTTCGGAAAAGGAAGAGTTGATTTCATCCAAATCTTTGCTGACCAGGTCAACGGCATCCCCTTCAATGGACCGGACTCCCTCTTTGGCCTTCAAAAAGTCAGTGATCATTTTTTGTTTCTTGGCCAATACCTGCCAGCGTCTGGCATCGATGCTTTCCGTGATATAGCGGTATTCAAGGACCGTGTTCCACCGGTTCCCCTGCCGATGGCCCCGGCCATTGCGCTGTTCTAATTCACCCGGCATCCATGGGGCGTCAAGGTGGTGCATGGCCCTTAAATTTTCCTGCATATTCGTCCCGGTCCCCAGGGTGGAGGTGAGTCCAATCACCACCCGGATCTCACCTGAATTGACCTTGTTGGCAATTTCCAGGCGTTTCTTTTTGGCAACCGAGCTATTGACAATGGCTATCTGCTCTGCCGGAATTCCCCCTTCAATGAGTTTGTTCTTCAGATCCTTAGAGGCGTTGAAGGTGTCCACCTTGAACTTGGCCTTTCCACCGGCACCATCACTTCTTGACCGGGTTGCCTGATCGTTGTAGCCCTTATCCATGAAAATGACTTGGCTGGCTTTTTCATGCTCCTGGTAGTGTTTCAACACATTGGTTACACATCTATTTATTTTATTCCGGGGGTGGTCGGACAACTCCTTGTCATATAGTCGTGGATCAAACCCGGCCTTGGCCGCATCGGTTTCAATGATCACCGGATTGCGGGGATCACCTGATTTCATGATGTCCCTGCGCTCTTTCCCGGAAGCGTCCTTAAAGGACTTGGCCCGGTCAACAAGCGTTTGTAGGATACCCCGCTGTTCTTCGGACATGTCAGCGACTTCATTCACCAGCTTTTTATACGGCCTGCCGGAAGGATTGCCTTTATCCACCCGACCATTCACCAACTCATCCCGCTCGGCGTCGGTCAGGTCTTTGCTGTGCAGATCCTTTCCGTTTTTGGTTTTCCTGGGCACGAATTCCGGCATGTCCTCAGCAAAAACAATGTCCATATATTGACCGGCAAATTTCCGAAGTTCGGACACGTTATGAAAGCCTGATAGCCTGGACACCATTTCATAGTCACCGCTGGATGTCCGTTCAATGTCGGATTCAACAGAAGCGAAGGTATTGAACCAGGAATCCCAGGACAGCACGTCAGCCTTTTCCATCTCGTTCGACATGACATATCTCATGTGATTGTAGATTTCGTTCAACGTGTTTGTGATCGGCGTTCCCGTGAAAGTATGAACCCCTTTGCCGTTGTTCTGTTCCTTGACATAGGAGGTTAAAAAATTAAGCCCGATGCTGCGCCCTGACGCTGTCGTGTTCAACCCCTTCACCTTCATCTTGGTGGACAGCGGCGGCTTTTTGAATTCGTGAACCTCGTCAACGATAAGCATATCAACTCCGAGGCTTTCAAACGGGATCGCGCCCTCCCGGCTTGCGGCCTGGGACTGTTTTTCAATGTTCTGTATAATCCGGTTCCGTTGCTTCACCATCTCTTTTGCCGTTGTGGCGCCACGGATTTTTTTCAATGCGTCTTCATCATCAAGTATGTGCTCAATGTCAAACCCCTCATCGGCGGCAGACGCGATGGCTTCTTCCTCAAGGGACATGATTTCATCCTGGGCCAGGCGATCCAGTGTTTCGCGGGACAGCGTCAGTCGATCCAGTAGAGAGTGCGGCAGGACGACGGCATCCCAATCATCATTGGCGATTTGATACAATTTTTGATCAATGGTTTTCGGTGTGAGGTTATCAATATATAGAACCTTTGCGCCCGGGTACATGCTTTGGATGTCATCGGCGACGCTGGCGCTGTTTGCATTGTGTCCCAGGATCAACGGCTTTTTAGCCAGGCCGTAACGCCTGGACTCAACCGCAATGCCGCCCATCGTGAACGTCTTGCCGGTTCCAACCTCATGTGCATACAGCCCACGGCCATTGGCAACCCCGCGCCATATGGCATTGACCTGGTGTTTCCGCAGGTTGAACTCAGACTCCCCCATTTGCAGCATCATGCCGTCAAAGGACAGAAATGATCCATCATAGGCCGGGGTGGCCCAGGCGTTCATGGTTTCATTATAATGCTGCTCCAGGGCAACCCGCCGGTCAACATCTTTCCAGATCCAGTCCTTTAACGCTTCGCGGAAGGCATCCACCTTTTCATTTGCCGCAGCAGACGCCTCCTGGTCAACAAATTCGTTGCCATCCTCATCCTTTGACTTGATGGTGATGGTCTGGCCGGTAAAGGCTGCCTTGAGGATTTTGGTGAAGCTGGCCCTTGGCGTAGCCCAGATGGTTTTCACTTCCTGGCGTCCATCAATCTGACCGGCGTCATCAAATTTGACGATCCACCCATTGTTTGACGGCGTGATGTGAATACCCTTTGCAATGTCTTCGGGCAGGTTTGCCGTCTCAGTGATGAACTGCTTGTATGTTTCCGACGGTATCCAGGCGGCCCCAAGGTTCGCTTCGATATTGAAATACGGGATATCATCCGGTATGACGGCTTCCAGGGATTTAATGTTTCGATCCATATCAAGGCCGTCTTCTTTGGCCGCTTTGGCTTCCCGTAGTTTTTCGCGCACATTCCCGGACAGATAGATATCTTTCACCTCAAAGGTTCCGGCAGGCGTTTCAAACACAGCGTCTTTTTTGATCAGTTCAGCCTTGACCGCCTCGGGCGTTGTCCCGGCTTTTTCTGCAATGGCTTCAATGTCAACAACCCTGGCAACCTCATTGCGGGTCATGACAAAGGCATCGGATATGGAAGGATTCTTTATTTCGGCCTTTTGCCGCTGGGTGGACGCGGTGAATATCTTGGCCGGTTCATAGACGGGGTTTTCTTTTGTTCCGGTATTTTTTTCCAGGGCGGCCATGGCCGGGGCCATCGGATCGCCTGCCCGGACAAAATGTTTTAACGCAAACGACCCGTTCAGGTTGCCGTATTTTTTAACGAAGGCTTTATAAAGTTGGTTTAATATAGTCCTGTGGTTCTCTGCTGTTTTCTCGCCGTTGCGCTCAGCGTCCAGGAGCTTCCCGTACCGCTCCCGGATTCTGACCAGGGATTTTAACTCGGCTTCCCGGGCCGCCGTTTTTTTCTCATCTTTAACGCTGTACTTTAATGTATCGTCAAGCCTTGCAAGCCGTTCGCCCCTGACGATGTAGAGCCCGTTGTCTTTTATGGTGACGCTGTTCTGTCGCTCGGTGGTGTTGTTCGTGATATAGTTGACATGGTCAATTTGCCCCCGTTTGGTGAAGATGTTTTTCGGCAGGCGCTCTGTCAAGCTGCTCAAGACATCTTCATATCCCCGCTTGCGCTCAACAATCATGCCTTCCCGGCCTTGTGTTGTGCCGTGGCCAATGGTCATGTTCCCGAGAACATTTTCGGGCTTGTGGGTCCAGTATTCGTTTACCTTGATCTCTTTGCCGTCAGCGGCTTTACCAAGGACAGTGTTTTCAAGCCAGGCCGCGTCATGGTTGACGGCTGCGCCTTCTGCCCGTTTTTTGAGGATGATTACGTCGGCCACGACCTTTGTCCCGGCATATTTTTGGAACGCACCGGCAGGCATACGAAATGCGGCAACAAGATCTGCGCGTTTTTCCATTTGGCGTCGGGCTATTTTCCCCACCTTGTCCATGGTGCCCGAAGCGGTGATCCCGACAACAAGTCCCCCCTCCCGGACCTGATCCAGGGCTTTGACGAAAAAGTAATCATGCAGCGTCAAGTTATATTTGTTGTATCGTCGATCGGCAGGTCCCTGTGCATCAAACGGCCAGTTGCCCAGCACCAGGTCATAAAATTCATCTGCGGTCTTGCTGTCCTGGTATCCCATTTGCTGGATGTTCGCCTCCGGGTATAACATTTTTGCCATACCTGCGGTGGTTTCATCCAGTTCAATCCCGGTTAAGTCGCTGTTTGATTTTAAGCCCTTGGGCATCAAACCAAAAAAATTACCGACTCCCATGGAAGGCTCAAGGACACGGCCCCCGTTAAACCCGAGTTGCTTAACGATGTCCCAGACAGCGGATACGGTTGGTGGGTCCGTATAGTGAGCATTTCTGATTGACCTTTGTGCGGATTCCCAGGCAGACTTGCCCAGGTGCGATCTTAGCCACTCGCCTTCTTTGGCCCAGCCGTCTTTATAGGTTGGGTTTTCAAATGTGCCCTGGAACAACTCCTGGCCAAAAGAGCCCCACCCGATATATGCGGCCATGGTGTCGCGTTCTTCTGCGGTTGGGCGACGGCCTTCATTGGAGACTTCATTGAAGACCTCAATGGCCTTTTGATTTTTCTTGAATCTGACTTTCGGGGTTCCGCCGATTAACGCCTCGGGGTCTTCAATGTGATAGTTTTCTAATACTCTGTCGGACTCTCCGGGTATTCCTGTTCCTCTGGCTCGTTCTGCTCCTCCGGGTCCATTATCATCCAGTCCTGTTCCGCTTGCATCTTCGCGTCCGAACTGTTCATCCCGGCGGCCCTCAGCGCGTCCCACTCCTCCATCATCTTGCATTCCAGGACGTAGGCCGTTTCCTTCAACAGCCCCTGGCGCTTCAGATCCGCGTACATCTTCGGGCGCTGATGTTTCCAGAGTGTTATCAGATCCTGTTGTTTCGGGCTCGACATTGCTGGCCAACACTCCGTCTCGTCCTCCTGGAATCGTTTCACCGTCTTCTTGACCCAGGCTTTGTATTCCTGGTCTTCCGTCATTTTCTTGGGATTCTTGGGACTGATCATCGTTGACCTCCTCTGTTGTGGGTGTGGGTGCAGGCGTGGTTTCATTCTCTATTGCGTCTGTCCCCTTGTCAAGGGTGTTCGATTCGGTCATCCCCGCAGAATCAAACCCCGGGAAGTGTCGAACTCCTTCATAGAAAGAGCGCAGGTACGGCTTGACGGACTCGCCAACATCATTAACCATGGCCTTGGAATATTCTGCAAAGGTCCGGGCACCGGCTTCGACATGATACCCGGCCAACTGGATACCGGCCAGCATGATTTCAGGATCTATCCCGGAATTTAGCTGGTTGCCGGATAGCTTTTTACGGAGGACTTCCCGGGCCTTGTCGGCTGCGTCTTTGGTAAATACCTTGTTCTTTGCGCCGTAATCAGCCTTGTTTTCCGTGTCAACAGGCTCGAACTTTTTAAAGTCTTCCGGGAATCGCTCTTTCCCTGGCACACCTTTGAGTGTAAGCATCCCATTCTTTGATATGCTTTTAATTTCAACAGGGTCTTGTGACGCGAATGGATGTTTTTTAGAATCAATATCAAGGACAACCTTATCACCAACCTTGAAGCCTTTTTTTGTCGGGTCTTCTTCATATGTTACTTCTTGTCGGGTTGAGGCTCCTGTTCTTCCGGGATCTTCATCGCGTCCTTGATCGCTCCTTGCAGTATCGCCCGTTTCGCTTCCCGGGACTCTTCCTTTGTCGGCCTGTTCTTCAAATAAGTTTTGCTGCTTGTCTTCGTACTTTTCATGTAAAAACTCCTTGGCGGTTTCAATTAGGTCTTTTGATGTTAACGTCTTCTTTGTACCAAACATTTCAGCTTGTGCCAAGTCCGCGATATACGCACGGAGGCGAACGCCTATAGAATCAAAAAATTCACCAATTCGTTTTCCGCTCCTGATATTATCTGCCAAAAACTGAGCAATGGCCGTCACTTCTTCACTGGGGCCACCACCAAATAAGTCTCCCTGGTCAATTGTCTGGCGTAATTGTGCTTGTAGAGCTGTCCGACCGTTCCCCGCCTTAATGTCCGGATACTCTTTTTTTGCCCTGCGTAACAATTCAATGCCGTCAACGATATCATTGACAATGCCAATGTCGGCAAGATCCTTGTCAAGGCCACGCGCCTTCACGAAATTAGACGCCCCATTGGTCAGGCCGTTTAAGATGTTTTTAATGTCAGTGCTTGCTTCTTCCGCAGATAGCTTTAATAATTCGTCAGAGTTGTACGCTTTCTGGAACACGGCGGCCTGAACCCGGTCTATCAACTGTTTATTGGCTCGGCCATCGTCTGTAATATATCCTGACCGTTCTTCAGGAGACATTTTATCAAGAAACAGATCAATAAATCCTTTATTCGTTGCAGCCATTAGGTTTCCGTCCTGGTCTGGCCTGAACATAGCCAGATCATCAGAGGATAGATTACCGGCATCCACTATGGCCTGCTCGGTTGAGCTCATCTTAGCAATGTCTGTTTCGTTTGCTTTTTGGGCAAAAGAAACGAGGTCGCCTATCTTTTCCGGGTCAACCACTCGAATCAAAACACCATCTGTATCGGTCCCAAAATTATCTGCATTTTGATCGAAATATTTTAAATAAGCACTAAGCTTATCGTTGGTTTGTGCTTTTCGTAAGGCCATCGTTCTGGCGTTGCCTGAAATGATAACGTATCTTGGGATGCCATTTTTATCAACCCCACGAGGGATAGCTATTGGTGCGCCATGGGATACACTTGTACTTCCTGCCAATCTTTCCGGGTTTGGATTATCTGCAATCTTGTCAACCTGCACAAGTGACATTATCCTTTTTCTATCCCTTGGCTGCAATTCTTTAGGATATTCTGGATTTGGCTCCATAGTATCGTTATGGGATGTGATAAGGCTTTCTACGGGAACTCTATGATATTCAAACTCGATGGGCGTATTATCGTTTAGGTATGTGGTGCCCGACTTGGTCCCGACTTGGTCCCGGCTTGGTCCCGGCTTAGTCTCTGTTTGTGAACCACTAACCATATCAGGATAATCTTTTAGCACAGAATCAGGAACTTTTTTTCCATTCAGTGGAATCTGATGTGACTTTCCATCCTTGGTCGTAACGGTCAGTGCATCAAATGTAATTTCTTTTCCCGCAAAGGATTTATCCCCAACATATTTCTTGCCTTCGCCCTTCTTGACATAGGCAATCGTGGCATGTGGCATATAATCAAAGGTTTCACCCTTTGGCAAAGATATGTCAGCTTCCTGCTCAATTTTTTTATTCAGTGCGTGTAGTTCCGGGCTGTCCACCTCGACCTTGACCACGTCGTATTTGTCGTTTTCAAAAATGGAAACATCGCCCATCTTGGCTGTGATCGGAGGATGGTTTCCAATAATGGGAGCAACGTCCATGGGTGTATTGGTTTTAAGTCCATACTTAACAGTTATATGTGGCTCATCCTCTCGGCCATAGGAGGAGTCGTTTGGATCTGTATAAATCTCTGAGTCTGGGATGTTCTTGGCAAAAGCACGGATTTCATTTGCGTCTTTGGTTGGAATGTCTACCTGGGTGCTGCTGTGGTCGTAAATTCTATTGTTTTCAGAAGCCTGCTGATCCTCAACCACCGTCAATTTCCTTTCCGGCATGATGGAGTTCGCGCCACTGTCAAGGGTGATGTGCCAGTTCTTCCCATGTTTTTTGTTCAGGGTGCCAAAGAACTCTTTACCCTTTTTATTTTTCCAGGTTACGGAGGTGCCTGGAGTCATGGGGGTGTCTGTGGTGGTGATTTCATCGGTCATGGGGGTGACTGTGGACTCTTTTTGAGCCTCAATGACTTTACTCCCCTTAATCCCGCCAGGGGCCTGTTCATCAACAATACCGGGGCCGATTATATTTCCAACATCATCCGGGGTAATCTCCGGTCCACCCGCGTTGTCAATGTCCAGATTTGCGTAAAGACTCTCAACCTCATTGTCTTCCATCTTCGGAATATCGGCCATGTCCTGTGGCTCTTCTGTCTCAAATAGGGATTCTGTCTCCGGGATGGCTTCTGCTTGCTGTTCTTCCTCAACGGACACCGCCTGACTTGGGACAACATCCACTGGTACCGCCTGCTCTGCTGTCTCAGGTGACGCCGAGTCCGGTGTCTCAACGATTGTTGACGGTTCAGGTGTTTCGGTTTCCTCCATTTGCTGTAAAACACCACGCGCCTGCACAAGCTCTTGTAGGTATTGTTCAATCCTATTTTTTTGTGCATCGGTTGGGTTTTGAAACTCAGATAGATTTTTTACTTTGGTTTCCAGCTTGGCCACATGTTCAACAACCCGACCTTTTTCCACTTCCCGGGCGCCTGCCTGACGAACCTCCTCCTCCATTGCGGCAAACTCAACAAAGTTGCCGTTAATGTCGATGGTTTCCCCCTGGTCAATGCGATCCATGGCCATGTCCGCAAAGGCTTTGGCGTTTTCTTTCCCTTCCGGGGTATTATCCGCGTCAACAATGGCTTTCTCCAGAGCCTCAACGGCTTTCTCCCGGGCCTGGGGATTTTCCATATCATTTAACTGCCGCTTCAATGATCTTTTCTGAACTGTTGTCATGGCCCCGGAACCAACTCCGAAAAGCAAACTCATGGTGATAGCCGGTATGATTGCTTCCGCTGCCGCTTCTTTCCACGCGCCTTCCTCTGCCAACCCTAAACCGGTTTCAACCTGCATACCGAGGGCTTCCTGCACCATCTCCGTGGGCACTTCTAATAACGTGTTTTTGGAAAATCCTTTGGCCCATTCTTTGGCAGGGGTTTTTAGCAGTTCGTTAATGCTTTGCTTGAGCGGCTGGGATACCAGCTTGTCGACCTTAAATATCTTTAACCCGATATAGCCGGTCACAGCCTCAATGCCACCTTCTATAAATCCTTGCTTTAATGCCGCTTTGTGAGCGTCTTCTTCATTGATGCCATGGTCAAGGTATTCCTGCTTCTTTTCCCCGTATACGCCCAGGCCAAAAAGCCCAAGGTTCCCAAGAAATCCACCGGCCAGCGCACCGGCCGGACCACCGAAAGCAGTCCCAACGGCGGCACCGGCAAACGTCGGCGCAAGCGAAGGCACAGAAGACCGAACGCCACCCTTCCAGCCGCGCGAAAAGAAGTTCTCACCGGCGGCCTCGGATTCATCCAGTTTCATGATATCCAGGCTTTTGGATTTGTCTGCCATGTCAACCAGACCCTGGCCGATGTTCTCAACAACGTCCAGTCCACCATCAGGATCTATCGTTTTCAACGCATACCCGCCCATCCGGGTAAGGTCTGCCGCGCCCCGGGCAAGGTTGGATGCTACATCCCCAACAAACCCGCGCTCAGGGGAAACACCGCCTTTTGCCTGAATCGGCCCTGGCGCATATTGTTCCTGGTCTTCAAACAAATCTCGATAACCCGGCGCATTGTCCCAGGCAAGCTTATGTTTTTTTTCCAGTTCGTCCGGGTCTTGTTTACTGAACCTGTCAAGGATTCCGCTGTTTATGTCGTCGTCTGTTAGGTATGGCATTTAAAAACAACCTTTATCAAAGTGAGTATCAACGATATCTTGGATTAACGCTTTTGTTGGAGCTTTCAAGGAATTTAAAAGGGTTCGGGCTTATCGGTTTATTTCTGATGGCACCTCCTAATGGATTGGCAGACCCTCTATATTGTGGACCATAGACTGGTCTTGTGTCTTTAGATGGATTAACCGCCGGCGACCTTGAAAAATCGGTTTTGGCATGTGATGCTTTCATGCTTATTTGCGGTGTTTTAGGTGTAGAGATCGCCGTCTCATTGCCACGTTCATTAAAAAATCTTCTACGGCCATCTTTGCCTTCTATCCAATCCATGCGACCGGTGGTATTACCCCCTTGACCACGACCACGCATTGCGGACAACTCACCATCTGTAAAATCTATTTCTTTAATGTCAATCCCGTTTTTTTTAGCGTTCTGAAGCTTTTTTGCTATGGATAAATCAAGCGTTTCCCTTGAGAGCCCCCCCGCATTTTTTTTGAATGTATCCCAGGCAGCCATGGTATTTCCAGGCGCAGAGGATGGTACACCCCCAAGCTCTCCATCGCTATCGAGCCCTTGCATCTTTGCAAACCGTTCAAATAAGGCATTGTTTCGATCAAGACCAAAGCGCCGGTCTCTGTCGGTTGCGTTGGAGTTGAAGATGTCCCGATTGAGGGTGTTCGTCATTTTTTTACGTCGCGTTTCACCAATTTGACGCCTGTTTGCTGTTGCCAAGGCGCCTTCCTGGTTCCTGTTTGCAACACCCAACAAACCTTTATTCTTTTTTTCTTGTAATGCAAGAGCTCTTTTATTTTCAGCGTCTTTCATTTGGTTTGTGCGAAAATCTTCCATAGAAGCCCGCTGCTGAAAAGCCCTGCTTGTCGGATCATTCCGAGTTCGTTCATTCCATTCACGCCGACTTCTTTCCTGCGCACGACGACGCTGACCTTCATAAATTAAATTTGCTGCTGACATTATATAACTCCATAAAATAAAATTTTAAAACCATTCCGTACTAACCATCATAACTATAATTATGCGATTCTGAGTAACTTGTTTGATCTGAACTGGAAGAAGTAATACCTTGACTCGCGCTGGCATTCACCGCATTCATCGCACTGGCCGCCAACTGTGCATTAACATTCATAATACCTTCTGTTCCTTTAATCGCCAGTTCTTTCAAGGCCACATATGAATTAGTTTCACTCTCGATTTCCGCTAATGCTTTTTGTAATTTCGCTTTAGTAAGCTCAATCTGAGATGACAGCTCTGCAATTTGTGTTCTAAATTTCATTTCCTGAACACCAGCTTCAGCCTGATAAGCACTTACATTTGCCTGGTAACCTTTGAGGGACAAGTCAGCGTTTCGTAATTCAGCATCAATTTCAACACGGTAAGATTCAAGCTGTGTCTTATATTCTTCAATTTTTAATTGGTTTGCATTAATAACCGCTTCGGCCTTAACGCGCTCTGACTCAAGCACACCAAGTTGACCTCTAACTTCAGCTTCATAAGCAGCAACTTCGCTCCGGAATCCATCGGCTCTGGTAGCCTCTGCACTTACCTCTCCTTGATAGACATCAACTTTTAATTTTTCACCCTGAATCTTAGCAACATAAGCTTCCGTTTGTGTACGGAAAAGATTAAGTTTTAAATTCTCATAGTCGAGATTTATTTTTGCAGACTCCATCTCAGTTTGATAAATCTGCATAAACAATTCTTGAGCAGCAACTTGAGCCGAATATAAACGAACTCTTGACTCTTGAACATCAGCAGCAGCTTTAACGCCTTCAACCTGGGCTTTATAAATCTCAGTCGCTGCAATTTCGGCCTGCACTTTTATTTGAAAAACTTCCGCATCCGCTTTATATTTTTCGATATATAAATTTTGTTTTGCAACAAGAGTATTATAAACCTCAATCGCATTTGAAGCTAAAGTTTGTTGCGCTTGAAGACTGCGATTTTGCTGTTCATTAAAGAAAGTCACAAGCATTTGCTCAAGCACCACAGCCTGCTGAACAGAAAACTGAACATTTTTTTGTTCAAGCTCTGCCTGATTAATCGTTATGTCACGGCTTGCATTGTCATTTTTTGTAGAAATCTCACTACTTACTTGAAGGAGTCTATGAGCCAATGCCCCTGACGGCAAGCCAAATCCAGTCGCAGCGAATTGATTTTGAACTTCCTGGAATAGCCGATCATTCTCATTTATTTGCCTGGCAAGATAACGATTATAAATATCTTGCTCGACTGTAACATCTAATCCAGTCCCGCCATTAATAATATCATTAAGGATTTTATTAAATAGTGATACTCGAATATCAGAATTATACGCATCCTCAACAAAATTAAACTCCGTTGGCTCGGTTAATTGATCAAGTGGTGGCTCAACGACATCAAATTTAGCAATGTCAATTGTAGGTGCTGCTGTAAGGCTTAATTCATCCAATACAGGCTCAGTTGGAAAATTTAACTCTGGTTTTTTCGGAAGCTCTATGCTTGATAAGCTCGGCTCTTCTGGAGCATTTGGATAATTAATACTTGGTTTTGAAACATAGTTTGAATTAAAATTAAAATTCTTTGTACTTACAGAGCTTGTAACCTCAGGCACGGTAGCCAACTCAACAGGAGTTAAGGCTAAATTATCGAATGTTGGAAATTCATTAAGTAGCTCTGTAAAGTTTGGAATTGCACCATAGTTTAAATCAGCATAGGATGGAAAAATAACGTCATTTAATTCTTCTGACTCTGGTGCTTTGAGGCTATTTAAAAGAGCCTCAAGTGTTTGCATATATTGATCAACATTAGTCAATGCATCATCTGCATAAGCCTGAGCATCATCAAATCGTTGCTCTATGAGGTCTGCTGTATAGGTCATAAATAATCCTTAAACTAAAAATAATTTTGGAACTCTAATATGATCTTCACCACCAAGCCAGGTAAAATTGGTATTCATATATTCAAGTATATCTGTAGTATCTACTTGGGCAAACCCTGGCCATTTATTTTGAATATCTCCAAAATTAACTACAAACCATATAAAAGGTTTTCCAGAATAAGTACCTGTAGCAACACCAATACCTATTTCAGTAAAATCTTCACTAATCATATTTACCCAATGTATAGGAGAATTTTCCCATTCAGTCATCGTAACATCAACTACATCATCTTCATCAAGATCTACATTATTAGCATTTTCACCTGTATAATAATAATCATTAACCCAAAGAAAATAATCAGTATCTTGTATACGTTCTTCCCAAGTAGATCCATCAGAACCTATATGACCTGTCATACTATTTAAAGCTAAATCCTCTGCATGACGTTGAGCTGCTTCTGTTAAATGAATATTAGAACTAAATTTATCTAATCCTTCACGTTCTCTAATTTCATTATGAGCATTAAATACAGCTAAAGCATATCCTTCTAAACTTCCAACTGGATGTTTATAAAGTCTAAATATTTGAGAATAATTTCCAGAAAGTGCTCCATGATATTTCTGGTCTTCAGTTAAACTGTCATTACTATAACCCCAAGCTATGGCACAAAAATCATAAACTATTGCTCCATTATTATTTTCAGCTAACCCAAAAGAACAAAAAGGAACTGTTGCTGCAACACAAACATCACCTAAACCGTCAGGATTTTCTTCAATAACTCCATAACAATCATTATCCCAAGTATTATAAAGAATATCTGTATAAGCATCTAAATCAGTTTGTGTAGCTACAATATTGCTTCCTTCATAAGTATGTATGTTTGTACCAAATACTGAAGCAAACCAAAAAAAGTTTCTTACATATGAAGCTGGTTCATCTGCAGGATCTGGAACAGGAAGACCGCATCTAAGTGCTTTAATCTCATCAGGAACACTTGATGGGATATATTGACCATATTTTTCAATTATTCCAGCTGATTCTTGATCTTCTTCTTTATCTGTTTCATGATTAGTATATTCAATATAAGGAGTCATCCATTCTGCAAAAGGAGTATCAATACCTTCAGGTTGATACAAAGTAATTTGCGGGGCAGTTACTGAAGCATTAGAGTAATCAAAAGCAGGATCAAATCCAGGAATAATTCCAGTGTAATACACAGGATGATGAATATCACTTACTTTAGTATTTTCTTCGTTAACACAATCAGATAACTCTTTTTTATTATAATCAATTTGATTGTATTCTGGCCAAACAGAAACAGTAGCATTCCATTCATCAACATTAGCATAACCATTATAACTCTCACAATTAATAGTGTCTAATGGATCTGCTTTCCACCAACTTTCATAATAACTTCCAGAAGGTTCAAGTTCAATTAGATTTATTTCATCATTACTGGAAGAAACTAAATTAAAATTATCTGTTCGTTTGATATAATTTAAAACAAAATTTTTTACATTAGATAAAGTATCAACAACCATTGGATTTCCATCTTCGTCAGTAAGAATTGTATTATCAATTAAACTCCAAGCAAAGGCTTCTTGTTCTGATTGTGTTGAAACAATTAAAATATAATCAATTAAAGATTCGAGTTTATCTTCACTAACTATTGGCCTTACCCAAATCTTGCATTCTTGATAATTAAAACACTTAATACATTCAATATAAGTATTTTCATTTAACCAAAGCCTTCTCACACCTTGAGATAAATTTTGAAAACTCATTTGATTTTTTAAAATCTCAAGTTGGCTTTTAGCGGGACCAATAAAACCTTTTGCAGCTTTTTTATTTCCACCAATTAAAATTTTTGTTGGATTAATTCTTATCAAATCCATGACTCCGAACAATTGGTAATATTGAAATATTATCTATAGCAAAAACTGTTCCTGAACTATATATTTGTATAGTCCAGTATCTACCTTTTAATGTTCTATTGATAATAAGTTTTCTTGCCTGTTGTCCTGTTGAAGTTGCTGATAAAGTATAAGATTCTTCTTTAGAAAGTTCTGTTGATATTTTTACTATAAGATCTCCATCAGCTTCATAACCAAAATAAAGTGCTCTGAATCTTTTTTGATTACTAATACCAAAATCTAATGTTTTAAGTTCAAAATAAGAAGTAATATTATTATATGTACCATCATTTGATGGAAACATATCTGTAGTTCCTTCCATAATAAATAAACCATCATTACCAGCACAAAAGAACTTATTTTTAAACTTACATAAAGAATCAAAATCAAAATTTAAGTATTGTGTAGTAGCATTTATTTTATTTACATTAGTATCAAAAATAATCATCTTATACGATTCCTAACATATATTAAAACATCTGATGTTATTTCTCCAGAAGTTATTACTATATCTAACGGTTCAAATTCAATATTTATATTTGCAGGATCAGTATTATTAGCAATTATATTTAAAGTTAATATTCTTATAGAAGCTTCAATATTACTTGTATAACCTTGAATAACATTTCCAGTAAATAATAATTTTGGAAAAGAGTTAATTATATTTCCAACAATACCTGTAGTAATATCCATTGCAACAAGTATTTTTGGAAATGTAATATCTAAATCACAAACACTATTTTGTTTTGCCTTTATATTAATATTGTATGCTGGAAAATTAAAAACTATATCTGCATTTATTTCTATTTCTGCTTGAGAGTTAAAACTTAATTTATTTAATGTTAAATCTAAATTACTACCACAATAACTATTTAAATTTAATTCTGGAAATTTACAAACTAAATTTGAATCATGCCCAGAAGTACCAGAAATAGCTAAATCAAAAATTGGAAAATTAGGACTAAGAAAACCTCCAGAATAACTATTCATTTCAAAAGATGGAAATTCTATAATCATAGCAAAAATAGAAAATAAACCAATAGATATTGAGTTATTTCCTGAAACTTCTAAATTAGCTTTTGATATTTCTAAAGATAATTCAGAACTAACATTACTTCCAGAAATATAACTTTTAGCTGCTGGAATATATAAGTATGTTGCAGAATGTACATGAGCAATTAAGTTTAAATTATTTCCAGAAAAATATATTTCAGCAGGAGAAATAATCAATTCAACAGATAAATTTCCACTTATTGTTGGTGCTATTCCATTAATAAATGTTTCTGCTTTTACACAAAAAACTTCATTACCTACTAAAATATTCCCACCACTTAATTCTAGCCGTGCTGCTGGAACAGTTAAAGTATCTCCTAAATTAACATCAATAATAATTCCAGTAATATTCAAGCTTCCATTTGGTACTAATAACTCAACACTACCACCAGAAATTATTATTTCTTTTCCTGTAAGATTTATTTCTCCTGGAGTAATTTCAAGTTCTGTAATACTTACTGAAATAGTTGGAATTAAACCAAGTATATTTATTTCTGCCGGAGATATTTCATTAAGTATAACAGTTGCATCACTCATATTAATCTCCCATTAACTTGAAGCTACATCAATATTTGACCATTCAATATCACCTAAAGAATTAATTTTATGTAGTCCAAGAGAATCTAAAACATAAACCATTCCATCATCACCAATAGTTATTGATACTATCCCAGAAAAAGAAGAATTACTCCAAAGATTTTCTCCAAGTGAAGAAAAAGCATAAATTGTATTTGCATCAATCTGAACTATACATCCTCCATTAGATGATACAGCAATATCTTTTTGGTCTGGCTGAGTAGTTATTTCTTGAATTTTAGTCCAAAGAAGTTCTCCTGAAGAAGATATTTTATGTACTCTTGTATAATTCGTAGCAGTCATAATTATCCACCTCCACCAAAAACACCAAACTCAAAAGTTAATTGCATTGCATTTATTCTATAACAAACATTAACTGGATCAGTCTGTTCTAAAATAACATAATGACCTGGGCCATAACATGTAAAAACCCAACCATCAGTATCATAAGATAATCCACTACTATTAGACTCCCAATCAGTTGCAATATTTGTATTTACAGGCCCAATTGGAGATCCTCCAGAATCTCTTCCCCAAAGAACAATATCAGTAATTTTAACCTTAGTAAAAGGTTCCATATTAGTTAAATAAATATTACTACAATTACCAGATTCTGCCCAACTACTATTTTCAAGAGTTTGAACAGAATATAAAGAGCTAAATGTTTCTGGATAATAATAATTTCCACCGCATTCAGAGCCTGTTGGAAAAGCATCACAAGTAATAAGAGGAGTCGAATCTGTCCAAGCTTCAGTTACACAATAACAATTATTATTAGAATCAAAAGCAGCATTAACTATCTTTTCTCTCGATTTATCTTCATACTCCCAGTCATTAATTATTTTACGCCAATTTGTTATTCTATTATTATAATATGTAATAACAGCAAAATCATAGCCAGTAGTGGCTGTTGGATCTATACTTGATCCATGTATAAAAGAACCATTAGAATTAAATTTAAAAACTCCATAAGAAACAGAATCTTTGGGTCGTAATTTTCTATTGCTTTCTTCTGAATTATATAATCTTAAATAATTATTACCTATTTCAGATGTAGATAATTCATAATCATCAAATATAAAAATTTTATCATTTAATCCTGTTCCAAATCCAGATATATTTCCAATATTATCTATTTTTACTGGGGTATCATTTTCTAATTTATATACATCTCCAGAAGTATCATACCAAACAACAGTACCTAAAGCTGTTTTTTCAATCTTACTAACAGTATTATTAGTAATAATTTCTTTTATTGTATTACCTTCAGAATCAATTTTAAAAATAGATGATCCTTTAGATGCATAAATAAAAACATCACCAATATTTTGATTTATTTTTAATGGATTAAAAGTAAAAGATATTGGAATAATTTCTGGAGATTCATTAATAGTTACTGGGATATTAATATTAACAACATCAATAGAACTTGGATTTGATGCAATCCAATTATCTTCATCAGATTCAAAGTTTAAATCTCCTGTAGGTTGTCCAATTGTAATTTCTTCATCTAAATCACTACATACAGTATCTTTATAAGCAGTAATATAATTATTATCTTCTGGAGGAGATAAACTAATAATTGTAACATTATTTTTATCCGATCCTAAAGCTAATGCATTAGGATCATATGGATATACAATTGTCCAAATATCTATACAAGACATTTAAAATCCTTACGTTGGATTTGCAGTAACTTCGAACAAACCACTGGATAAATTAAGCGTTAATGTTGTTCCATCTGTAGCAGTATAATTTGCTCCAAATTCAATACAACAAACAACAGTATCATTTGAATGAGTATCATTAATAATTGCACATGCTTTTGTAGCCTCAATTGAGCCACCTGAAGCTGTCCAAGAAATATTATCTGCATTTAAAGTTATAACTCCTGCAGCTTGATCTAATGATACAGTGGTTAAAGTTTTAGTTTTTTGTGTATATCCATTACCAGTAGCAATTTCATTTGCATAAATATCTGAATAAGTACTATCTGAAGTAGGATCAAAAGTAGTATATGAAGTATCGAGTAAAATAGCTACAAGACTATCATTAACAAGATCATGTTCACCTTTAGAATATTCTTCATTAAACTGATTACTTACTTTACATGTAATAGCCATAATATATTATCCTTATAAAAATTAAGCTGCTGGAAATGTTAATGCTACTGAATCTACTGTAGTTGTTCCACCAACAGTAATTGTTGTATTACTGATATTAAGCTGACCTCCACTTGTAGCTACACTTCCATCAAATCTTACAGCTGTAGTGCTTGCTCCAGTAGTATAATTATTATCATAAAATCTAAACCATCCAGCGGTTCCAGAAGCTAATCCAACACCAGACCAAACCTCACCGGCTTCTTTACTCAAAACACCGGAAGAAACTTCACCAAAGTTCAAACCGTTAGTTGCGCTTCCTCCAGAGAACGCACCACTGCTTAGAGTTATAGTACATAGTTTTGTACCAGTTTCTGCTGCGTCTGCATTTGCAGGTTGACTTCCAGAATAGATATCACAAATACAATTTTGAAAAATATCAGAAAAACTTCCCCCAGTAGCTCCAGCAAGAATAACTGTACCTCCAGCTGCCTCCGTAGATAAACTTCCAGCAGCGACTTCAATATATCCAGCCGCAACAGCAAGAATCTCATAAGATCCATCATTGCTGGATGTTCCAGAAACAGTTATTTTACCTCTGCGCACAAAGCCAGCTAAGCCATCGCCAGAATCAATAATGCGATCACGGCTATCTGTGCCAGTACCTTCCTCAAAAGATATGGTTGTGCCTACCATTAAATTGTTTGCAGTTGCTTTTTCATCTAACAGAGCATTCCGCAAACCTGTAGATAATCTTAACGCCATTATTTCACTCCATGAATAAAGTTATATCCAACCAAACCACCGAAGCCTGTTCGAGCAGTTTCCGGATAAATTATTTTTTTCTTATTTAAGTTTGTAATTCTACCATCAGGTAATCCCATAATCGCACCTTCTCGACTTGCCCATATGGCAACCTGGCCTGGTATCTCGAGACCAATATCTGCGCCACTCATATAATCTATTGCACACGTCCATTCAATAGCGGGGTAATTTGCAACTTTTCGTAATTGCCACTGTCCAGGATCACGACCGGTTAAAAAATATGTATTCTTTTCGGTTGATAAGAACAAACCACCATCCATTGATTTAACCATAATTATTTTTGTGTGGAACTGGACAAAAGAAGCAGCGAGATCATAGAGGCCAAAATTATATGGCTCACTCCAGAACAAAGCGTTCTCATTGGTTATGAGCATTCGTCCGAAGAACTCGGATAAGTGATGACCTGGAATTGGACCACTGAAAGAACGATGTGTCTCTGGGCCAGCATAGTTTTCTTTTTCCCAATCAACATGTTGGCCCTGATAAATAATTCCTAATTCAAAGCCATTTGTATAATATGTACGATCACCGACTTGGGCATATGATATCCGATTATCTGATAGACCACTTCGAATACTTGAAAGCGATCCATCCGAGGCTACCTGATAAAGAATATTATCGCTAACAACAAAACAATCGCCACCATCACAGAATAGGCTGTGATAATTTCCTGACTGAAGCTGGGTTACACCACGACGAGATTGGACTCTACCTGATTGATCAATACTCACATTGACTGCGACTTGTAAATCTGTCGGCTCAATGCGAGTTGGATCGGCAACTATATTAAGCCCAGTTGATCCTGTGAATATCGTAATGGGCTTCAAAGCCTGTCCTCCAGGTCAATGATATACATTGGTTTTCCATCGTGCGGCACTAAAACATCCAAGTCCATCAAGCCCTCATGAAACTGCCGAGTCCAGTATTCCGTATTGACTTTTCGGCCCTCAATCCCGTCCTCGATCAAATCAAATATCTGCATACACACATGCCCAACCAATATGGGTCGATGAAGCGCTTCCGGGAGACACGTCGGTTCATCCGAGCTATTCACCATCGTGGTAGGATTCTTGTAATAATGCACCGTCAAGGTCTCTGCCGTTGCGGGAATATCACGGTATAATAGCCTCGATCCATAGACAGCGGCCCTGTTGACGGCACCGGAGACCTGATCAGGGTTATCCCCTAAGAACTTGGTAAACGATTTTTCCAACGGGATGTTATCATTGACAGAATTCAGCACCTGCACCACATCTCGCTGATAATCGGTTGGCAGGTCACACATGGCAACACCGGCAACCGTGTCAATGTCATCGTATGTGTACAGCTCCGGCAATGGCGGTGATATCTGATGCTTACCCGGCAACAGCACGCCCTTTGCCACGACCTGCAATGCACGGTTCAGCCTGTTCTGTATGTTGGCCGCATCCCATGTCGTATCCTGGACAACATCCATCACCTCGTTGACTAATTCTTCAAATGTCATTGTCCCTCTCAAACGTCACATATGGGGGGTATAGTGGCTTTTCCATGTACTTTTTTGACGCCTGGTCGCCATTTGCAAACGCAAACCGGACCCAATTGGCCATGACATGGCGTCTCAGCTCTTTCCCCTGGTCGGCCTTTTTCCGGGTATCAATGAATAAATCATCCAGTCGCCTCTCAAGCGCCAACTGTTCAGGGGTCACGTTCCACTCCCGGGAATCACCAAACTTGTGTTCAAACTCCGTGCAACCTCTCTTAAGGAACGCCTCTATTCCTTCCGGTAATAATTTCCTGATATTTTCCAGGCAGCTCAACCCCTCCTCTTGGGAGTCATTGTATAGATACCCGCCGTAAAGCGCATTGACAGAGTACCGCTTTTCGATCCCGCATTTTGACGGCATATCCAGGGAACAAAGGATATCGTGAATGTGAAAAAGCTCTTCTATGGTCCGTGGCCGGATAACCACTTTCCAGCAATTGTGACAGCCGGATGGAATGATATTGTAATAATTGAACCAGACCTGATGCCACAGCGAACAGTTTCGCCATGTGCATTGCCGTATGTGCACCCACGGCGTTTCGCTCACCATGCGCTGCTCTGATTCTATTCTGCCCGACGTGGTAAACCGAAACATGCCTCTTTCCAGCAACGGCCTGATGGGCTCTATGATGTCCTGTTCTATCAAATTTAAAACATCCATTAAGATTATCCTTGGGGCACCCGATGATCCCTCCCCAAGGTCTCAAGACCTATGCGGGACCACCGGGCGAAATGGTTAAGGAGGCGGCGTTTTACCACCCACTTGAAATGCGATTAAAGGCTTCTGGCATAGGGGTCAAGCTCCACGTCAACGATAAACGAGGACGCATCCGACCCGGCAGCCGTGGCCGCTGTAATTGTAATGGCGGCATCTTTGGCCAACACGGTATTTCCTGCTGAAGATGAGGCCACAGGCGTGTAAGTGCCCACGGTTCCTGCTGCAATAGACCCCGAGGCATCGGCGGCAACGGAAACATTGCCAATCGTCGTCGAGCCGTTGACCACGGTCATTGTGATAGCGGAAGACACGGACGTCACCGCCGCCTGAAGTGTCGGGCGAACATCGCGCACGGTACACCGATAAGGCGCGGCAAGGATCGCCACACCGTTTGCCGAATTTGTGCCAGTCACTGGTAACTGGAATCTTATATCCTGATCCATTTTAGATCCTCTCTCTATTCTCTATATTTTGTTAACCCGGCCCGAAGACCGGGCTTTTATTTATTGACACGGCCTGGCCGTTATCGATCTATGACGGCTCAGACAAATTGGTGTGTCGGCAATGGGCTTTCCTGTTTGTGCAGATCAACTGCCCAATCCAGCGGGTGTTTGCCGTCAGGGTGTCCGGCTGGTCCTTGGAATATTCCCACTTGGGCACGGTGAACTTCCACTTGGTATGCGTTTTGGCTTTGAGATACCGCAGGTTAAGCGCGTCCATGATTCCGCTGGACTGCTTATCATCAGCCACAATGGGAACACTGCCAAACAGCACATTATCAAACCCGGCATTCACAAGGTTTGTGTTTGAATATCTGGCCTGGGTGTGCAAGGTCCGCTCGAAACCGTCTTTCAGGGTGTCCGTGGTAATGTACAGATCGGGCTTTGCATCTTTGGACTGCCCCACTTTTGCCGTTCGGCGAATTGTCTGCATCACCTTGAAACTGATGGCCTCGGAAGTATCAATGACATTTGGGGCCCAGTCATCCATGTCATCCTCGGCAATGTTTCCATATGCAGTAGAGGATGTGGTGTTGAACAGATCCCCAAGCCCCAGGAACGCCCAGGAATCGGCAGCAGACGAATACACATCAGTACCCATTTTGTCCCGAATAGTCTTGTGGATGTTGTTCAGAATAGCATGTGCCAGGTCAACAAGAGCGGCCTTGCCGGTGTTCTGGATTTGATCCTCAAGATCCATGGTGTTTGCTGCGTAGTACCCCGCCCAGCGGAACAGAACCGCGTTGAGGATATCTTTTTTGCTCTGCGGGATCTTGGTCGTGTTGCCATAAGTGCCTACATGAGCCTTGTCATATTCCAGGAAAGCCTTGATCTTTTTTCCCCCGTCAACAAGTTCTCCGGGCTGTACCAGGGTGTCCTGATACTTCTTCCCCGCCATGAGCATGTAAAGGAGGACGTTGTCCTGAAAGACGATATCCTCCGGCCGGTTTGACTCGATCCAGTCTTCCGTAATGACTGCCAATTGCGCTTCGAGTGTCATTGTTCATATTCCTTCTTATTTTTTTCGGATCACTCCATGGCTTCCAGTCTGGCAAGCGTATGCTTTTTAAGTTCCGCTTGAGACAGTTTGCCCTTGGGTTTCCCGATATCTTTTGCTTTTGCCCCGGGCTTGTTGAGGACTTTCTCCGTTCTCTCATCCCCCTGGGCTATTTTTTCCAGTTCCTGCTTTGCCTGGGCATCTGCCAGGGCTTTTTCAGCCTGAAAGGCGAAATACGCGGAAAAATCATCATGCATACCGGGCAGGGTCTTTTTGACACTGTCCAGCTTACCGGTTTGTTGCAGCTCTATGAAATCCGGGTGTTCTTCAAGAAATCTCTGCTGCGCGGCTTGCTGTTGCTGCTTGGCCGTCATTTGTTCGTACTGAGACAAGGCGTTTCGCGTGGCTTTTTCGGCAGTCAAGTTTGCTGTCTGTGCAAGGGCGTCTTCAATGGATAGGTCGCCCTCTTGAACCCCTCTGGCAATCTCAGCCATACCCGAGTCATAGTCAAATGAATCTTTCTCGGATTCCGTTGCAGGCGTTTCTTCCTTGGCCTGCCGGGACTGCATCTGCTCCAGCATCATGGAGTTCATCTGCTTCATAGACCCCAGCTCACTGCCTTGTTCACCAAGCTTTCTTTCCAGCTCCTGGTACGCTGTCGCCAATTCGTCCGGGCTTTTGAATTTTCCGAGAATTGGCTCCTGTTGCCCATCCTGCTCTTCGGATACCACATCTACATCCGGTTCCGGTTCAGGTGGCATTGCGCCTGCCGGCATTACATTTGTATCTTCTTTTTCTCCTGCCATTTTTCCGCTCCTCTGGGGCCGCTCTCACGGTTCTCCCGATTGATAATTAATGATTCCTCCGGGCGGTTACGCTCGTTCAACGATCCCGTTGTCCTTCAGATATCGCTTATACTGTGACCGGTTTTCGATGGGGGCCTCGGACTCGGTATCTTGCAGACACCCCCGAACCTCATCGTTCAACCAGGTCGGCTCATCCCGCTGAATCTGTGCGGTGATGACTTTTTCCCCTGTGTGCCCACATTTTGGGCATGGGACAGGGGTTTTATATTCAGCCAGTTTTAGAAACTGGTCGTATTCTATTGTGCAGTTGTGGCACTGGTAGTGATAAAGTGGCATGTCACACTACCATCCAGTCTTCTGCAAGCATGTCGGCTTGTGAAGCCAGCCAACCAGGCTGCCACTGTTTTTTCGCCGTGAACATTGCAAAATACCCCTGGCTATCCAGTGGAGTATTTTCGCCAACCCACTTAGCTGTTCGATCATTTACTTTGCGGCTAGTGTCGGCTGTGGAATATGGCGGCAAATATAACGGCGACATGTAAACGACAAACATCCCCTTACCGTTCCATCCATCACGGCAAACCTTGTGCCCCTTTTTCATCGCTTCAATAGCCAACCCAAATGTCATGCCGTCAACCGGTCTATATGCAGAATTAAACACATCATCTGGAGACCATGAAACATACCCGTCATGGTTAGGGTGGTTGCTTTGTCCTCCGTCTATGTATTCGACCAAGAAACCTCTGTCAGAACCATCTTCGTCTTCCAGCAGATCCCAACCACGATAGTCATTGTATTCCTGCCGGGTCATTGGCTTTGCTAAGACCTCTTTAATTCCAATATATTTTTTCATTACATCCCTCCCTGTTGCGCTCGTGGGGTTCCCGGTTGCGGGTCGCTATTCCCCTGCCCCTGCTGCCGGTCCGGCCCCTGCTGAGGCTCCATTAAATATTGTTTCAATTCGGCGGCCTGTTCTTCTTCCATTCCGGCCTGGACAAGAATCTGCAATGCGTTGTCAAGTTGACCTTCGCCGACTCTCTCAATCACCTGCTTCCATCCAGGGAAGTTGATTGTTTCTAACAGCGCCTGTCGATCGATGGCCTGGTCACGATACAACGCCATGGCCTGCTCTTGCTGCTGGATAGATGTCCTGGCAACCGTGCTGCCGCTTTCCACCATGTAATTAAACCGCCTTCCGGCCAGGGAAACACCCTGCATCTGAACCGACTCTCCTCTGATTTCGATGGTTTCAACCTCTGTGGAGAAGTTAAGCAACCCGGATATTGCCCACCGGCCACGCTCCCTGGCGATATGCTCCATCGCCCGAATCTTGTGTTGAATCAGGACCGCGTTTCTCTCCTGCAATGCGACAATGGCACTGGCCGCCGTCACCCCGGTTGGCTGAACACCCCTGTCAGCATCCTCAATCTGGTATATCCGGTCATGAAAGTTGGTCAGGAGATCCAGCACCTGGAAGAACGATTGTGGCAGATTGGGGACCGGGACAAACTCAATCCGGGCATTGGGCCTTGTCGGCATCAGCACCAGACCAGGCTTATTGTTGATCATGTTCTTTGTAATCCCGCATCCGGCATCAACCCGAAGCGGCGGGAACATTGCCCGGGACGCCCAGGCCACCATCCTGGAAACCATTTCATCAATGCGTTTATTGAGGTCTCCCACCTGCTCCCCGGCAGAGAACCCCCAGATACTGGTTGAGTCTTCATATGAATTGACATAACTGAACGGATACCTGCCCCATGCATAAGTCTCCTCGATGGCTTCGCGATCCATGACCAGGTTAATATTGGGGTTTTCCATGTCTGCCAGGACAATCCGACCCCTGTTTGTGATTGAAACAACTCGAATCCCATCAGGCATTGAATCGTCCCGGAACCAGCACTCCACCACCAGGCCATCGCCCTTCGCTTTTGTGTGTCTGCCGGTGACTTCCGAGGTATTTTTATATTGCTGGTGGACAACACCGGATTCCCGGTTAAGAAGCGTTTCATTTGGGCGAACCTCTTCCCGGTCTTCCCGGCCCAGGATTGTTCTGACATCCTCAGCCTCGATAGATCCTGGCTCCTGGTCAAAAACTGCCTCTATAGTGTCCACGTCCATCGCATAGGCATGGATGACGTACGGCAAATCCTGGATGTCTCTCACATATCCCGGTGCCGGGAACCATGAGAACGGGTCCAGGACAACTGAAAAGGGCTCCTTGGTTTTCCGTATCCAGCCGTGCTTTTCTACTGTGATCCCATATATCTCATTATTTTGGCATGATGTTGAAAGTATGCTTTGCTGTTCAGACTCGTGCCAATGCTTTCTAACCTTCGTGGTCAGCACCTCGTCGGCCCCATCGGTGTAGCCGTCCATATCAACGACTTCCACTACTGGGTTCTTGGCCGTGATGTTGGCCACAGTCCGTTGTATATTTGCAAAATACAGATTGATCGAGATGCGGTCCGGCTTGTTCCGGCCCTTGTTACCCCAATGGTCTCCACGGAACAGGCGGTAATTGGAAACCCATCTGTCCATCAGGCCCAGGCGTTCTTTTTCTTCGTAGGCATCTTCAAACAGACCCCAGATCCACAGGCCAAGTTCTTCGTGCCCCTGTTCCGGTGGTTGCTCAATGCTGTATTCTTCGAGTGTTTTGGACATCCTGTCTCCAAAAAAAAAGCCTCCTGAATAGTTGATTTCTCAGCTATCCAGGAGGCTTTATTAGCGTTCTGGCTCTTACCCTTGCCCGTTCTCTAAAGGAGGGGGGCGGGAAAAAAGTACTCTCGTATTAATGATCCGGGGCGCCTCGGGTCTTATCATGGAGAATGAACACCATGAAATACAGACTCGACATAACAGTAAATGTCCAAGTTGATGTTGCCAAGGTCATTTTGGCTGTAACGGCATTCATTTCGACTTTCCTGTTATGAATTAACGGCAGAGGGTGTTTCGGCACCCTCTGCCAATTTAAATAAAAATATCAATAGGGTGTTGTTTTAAAAATGGTCATATGTAAATCGTAAAAAATACAAACCTGTTATTTATAGAATTTGAAAACTGAGATAAACATGTTGCACAAATTAAAGAGTATTCCGGCAATGATAAATCCACTCATAAAGTTATTGAGCCGTTTATGATAACATCCCTT